ATAGCCTCACACCTCAACACATTGTATTAATTTACTGCTCTTTTTCCATATCTAGACCTGTAGATACAGTTAAGATTAGAATAATAATGGTATGTAACACCCATATAGGTGAACATTGAATGTTATAGAATGTTTCCATAAATACAACAGACAATGTAAAATTAACAATAGAACCACCTATCATTAATAGGAAGAACATCCCTGTTATCATCAGGAATGTTCTTAAGCTTGGATTATTTTTCATATCTATTTAATTTTAGGATTAAAATCATTGTAAATTTGAAGAAAGCCCATACCTGTAATCACACCTGCAACCCAGCAGAATATGAGTAAATAGTCATTGAAAGTCATGAGATTTAGAATTAGAAGGTTAGACAAAGTTGAGGACTCGCAATCTTTGGTAGATCACTTATAAGGTTCGTTTTTATCCCCCTTATCATTTTAGATAGATAAATTAACTGTATTCACACACTTTACCAAAGTATGTTAAAAGAAACTTGCAGTTCCTACAGTTAATCAGCCGTTATACCTAAGTATATTGAACTTTAAATCAGTATTCCACTACTGAGCAAGTACCAACGGGATGGAATTTGTATCCGTTGAGATAATAGTTTTAAACAAGCTTTTGGCTGTTAAACTACAACTAGTTCTCACACTAATTGTTAAAGTTCCTGATTTTTAAGTCTGCACTAATTCCATGTTACACTTATCAGAGTGTTTGATATCATCCCATTGTCCTATCTATAGATAGTATGCACTGATATGCATTGGATGAAACATGGTAATAGCCCCACAGGATTGTCAGAGTTTATCAACTCTAAAGAAAAAATAAGCAGTTTATGACTTGCTTAGGTCTTGGAAACTATAACTAATCAAAGTCATAGTCCTGAATGTCTCTGATGATAACACCATTAACAACAGTAACGCGTTCTCTATACATGGGAATATGTATTAGAAGGTTTATGTGCTATATTTTAACAAATGATGAGTAACAGCACGTAACTCAATAAAGTAAGAGAATGATAGCACAGATGCTATCACTCTCTAACTCTCACTAAATGCTACTTAGCACCTAGCATTACCTGATAGAATGTTCCATTCTCATTAGTAGCTTCTACTAACTTATGAGAATCATCAGGAATGTTAAATGCAAAGCCAATCTCTAATGCAGTATTAGTACGTAACCATGCTTTAGTCCCGATAACAAAATCAGGAGCACCATCAGGTAACACACTTACAGCATTAGAGAATACACCTGGATTAGTTGCAGATGGTTTGCTAGAAATAACGATGAACTTAGCCATGACTTTAGGGGATGGTACATTAGTTATGAACTGAAAGGAACTATTCCCTACAGCACTTTGACAGGGGTACCATACCTGCCCAACCTTAGTGGGGGTAGTTTGCATAAGGTGGTACCCATTCCCATACTCACAAAACATTTTTGTTTTTTATAAAAAATTTTTATCTACCTTTGTACTGTAACCTAATTTTAATACACCTCTTAAAGTTAGACCACCCATAAGTAAAAGTGGGTTAGAAGTTGGATCAAAGGTTTATGAATAATAGACTAAGTTTCTCCGATAGTTACAAAAATGATTTTGATATAATTGTAGGACTACCACCAACGTGTAAGGGAAAGAGTAGGCTAGGGGCTAAAAACCAACTACAGGAAATTCAAAATTAACATTCAAACCTCAAGGGGAAAATTATATCTACTCAGCAACAGGTAGTTAACATATAATCTATCTTTTTATTTTGGATATCCAAACTATGGTTTTACATTTGTAAAAAACTATAAGATATGATAATGTATGAACCACACCCTAAGGGTATTTTAATTGAGTACAAGGAAGCAACTAAAACTTCAACTGGAGTTTACCTTCCTGATGGAATGCAGAATTTTGAATTAGATGACTATAATGGTGATACCATTATGGCTGTTGGTAAAGATGTTGAGCTTTATAAAGTAGGAGATACAGTTATGTTTTTCCCTCATTCTATTCCAACTAGCTTTCAAGGTAAAGATTCTGATGGTGTAAAACACAAATACCAAATGTTTAGAGAAGCTGACATCTGCTGCAAGTGTATTGTTAATACTATTGAGCCTCCAACAATTTTATAATGCTACAGTTAAATCCACCATTATGGTTATATATTCCAGAATTTGAAGCTTATGGTTTAGCTCACTTTGTTGAGAACCATGGATTAGAGCATCATTTATACTGGACTGTATTTATGGATAATGGTGAGATTTGGACTTTACCTAATAATAGAGTAAGGGCTGGGTATAATAATACTTTAGATAGACATGAAAAGAATAGAAATAAATGCAAGCCAACTCAATGAGTTGTATACTACAGTAAATCACTTGCATAAGAATAAGCAACTAACTGAACATATGGATGCAGATATAGAACATGGTGGCAATGTCATTAGGTTTATATATGATAGGAATATGGGAAGAAGAGGGTCTTGGGTAGTCATCACACCTATTAGTGTGGTGTATGATGAGGATTAATTTTGTATTTTTGTTTAAAGATTCTAAACAATGATTATAGATCCTAAGTGTGGATCAAATACAGTAGTGTTTGTTCACAAAGAATTTGATGCAGTAATAGAAAAACTAGGTGTATACACAGAACTTGCTAAGAAATTTATTAAAAGGAATAAAAGGTATCAGTATATCAAACATGTGGAGAAACTTCCTGACGGAAAATGGGTCTTGGTTTTTAAAGTACTGCCATCTAATCATGAATCTATTAAGGAATATAATAGGATTGTAGAAGGTAGTAAGAGAGAACTCTGGATTAATTACTTAAACCACTTTATAATAGGATGATAATCAAAGCTCTTGAACAAACTTTTACTATTAAAGATTCTAAAGACGAGAATGGAGAACCCATCACTCTTGAGATTCCAGGAAAGTTTATAGTCAAGAGAGTTGAGATTCATGAAGTAATGGAGTTCTCAGAAATTATTAATGAGAGAACTAATAAACCATACAAAACTAGATGCCTACTTAGGACTATAGATGGTTGGTTACCTGTTAAACATTCTTTTGAACAGTTAATGGAAATGAAGAATACACCACAAAGAGTAATAATACGAGGATTATATGCTGCAGCAAGAGGTAGTAAAAGTACTAACAGAAATAAGTAAAAGGCATAATATATCATACAAAGATGCTAAGAGTATTTACTGTGATGTGTTTGTTTTTTTAGAAGAAGAGTTTAGTAAAATAAATGATAATAATCCAGAAACTTGGAATAGTAACTGTATTGTCAAAAATTTTGGTAAATTTGTAGTAAATAAAAGTAAATTAAAAAGATATGGAACTATCAAAAAGATTAAGGGAGAACCCAATGAACTCCCCACTTAAGTTTATAGGAAGATTATTTGAACTTAGGGATGCTGCTCATGTTGAGCATTTAAAAACTAGAAGCTTTGCAGCACACAGTGCACTCAACGGATTTTATGATGAACTACTTGAATTAGCTGATGGCTTTGTAGAAAGCTACCAAGGTAAACATGGTATTGTTAACATTGATATTAAATACACAAAGCCAGATAGTTTCTTAACTTATCTTGAAGAGTTTGCTAAATATGTAGAAAGTTCAAGAGATGTGTTTAAAGATGAGTTTTTAAAAAACCAAGTTGATGAGATTGCATCACTAGCATACTCTACAATTTATAAATTAACATACCTTAAGTAATGAAGATTTTTGATCTAAAGGATAATGAGATTACTATCTCACCAGAGATCTTAACTATTGAGTGTTTTGAGACTCTTTGGAAGAGTGATAAGAGTAAAAATAAGATTAATGCTTACAACGACTTTAAGTATATTTACCATTTATGTGATTTCAACTCTCCATATAATAACTACTCAGAAGAAAAAAGAATTGAAGCAATCAAAGAGGAAGTTATCGGTAACAAAGAATATCAAGCTTCAGAGCAAGTCCAGCAGGCTTGTAAGATATACAAAGGACTAAAGGAAACACCTATTGAAAGGTTGTTTAATAGTGTTAAGGATAAGATAGAAGAGATGTCAGACTATTTAAAAGAGAATACTCTTGATAGTGAATCAGTTACACCAGTATTGAAGATAATGGATTCTATTAGTAAGGTAATCTCACAATACAAGACATTAGAATCAGCAGTTAAATCTGAGAAAGAAACTACTGCTATTAAGAATAGAGGAGATAAAATTGTAAACACATCTTTTAATGTATGATATTAAGTAATACAAAAGCATTCCTAGAGGCTAGAACAGAGTTTGAAACTACGGGATTTTATACTAAAGCTCTTATTGGTACATACCAGTATAATGAGTTTTGGAAAGAGGAAGTAAGAAAGTGTATGGAAGGTGTAACTATAGGTAATGTCACAATACCTGGAACATATTATTTCTACCTGAACTACACTAGGATGCTTTTAAAAGATGAAAAAACTGGAAGAAAGACTGAAGGATTTCCTAGATTTACAGATGTAGATTTAGAATTCTTTACGTTAATTGAGCAAGCAAGAAAAGAGAAAAAAGGTTTTATCATGGTTAAGCCAAGAAGAACTGGATTTTCTTACAAGAATGCTGCACTAGTTGTACATGAATACAATTTTTTTAGAAATGCCAAGTGTATTATCTCTGCTTATGAAAATAAGTACTCAGATAATACAATGGCTATGACATTAAATAATATTAACTTTTTAGATCAAAATACTGTATGGTATAAACCTAGAAACCCTAATACTCAAGACTATGTGAAGTCTAGACATCAACAAAAGATGGAAGATGGTAGAGATGTATGGGTAGGTTATCAATCTGATATTAGAAAAATTACATTTAAAGATAACTCATTTGCATCTGCAGGTATGAGTAGCTCTATTTTCCTATTTGAGGAAGCAGGTATCTTTAGTAATATCATAGAATCATACAATATTTCTGAGCCTTGCTGGAAAGATGGAGATGATGTTATTGGTATTCCTATTATTTATGGTACAGGTGGAGACATGGGTGGTGGAACTGCTGCATTTTCTGAAATGTATTATGACCCAGAAAGGTTTAATCTCTTAGCATTCCCTAATGAGTGGGAACCTGAGAAGGGTAACCAACAATGTGGGTGGTTTTTACCATCTACTAAACAAAGATTTGGTGTATTCACTGACAAAGAAACTAAAAAAACTGTACCATTAGTAGATAATGATGGAAATTCTAATGAAGAGTATGCTTTAAAGTCAATTATGGCTTATAGAGAAACTAAAAAAGGTAATCCATCAGCTTATAGAGATGCAGTAACACAATATCCACTCACACCATCAGAAGCATTCTTAGTAACATCAGGAAATATGTTTCCTACTATGCTACTTAATGAAAGATTGGCTGATATTAAGGTTAATTCTCAAAAATATGTTGAGAGTAATTGGGTTGGTTACATTACACCACAAGAAGATGGTGAATTAAGGTTCACATCTATGGATAATGTATTACCACTTAGAGATTATCCTATTAAACGTAGACCAGATGATGATATTAAGGGGTGTATTGAGGTTTATGAGCAACCTCAAAAAGATAGTGATGGGAAAGTCTTTGTTAGAAGGTATGTTGTAGGTATTGACCCCTATGATGATGACTATTCTACTACAGATTCTGTAGGTTGTGCCTTTGTATTTGATAGATTTACTAGAAGAATAGTAGCTGAGTACACAGGTAGACCACAATTAGCTAAAGAATTCTATGAAAACTGTAGAAAGTTAATAGTATATTACAATGCTGCAGGATTTCCTGAGATTAATAAGTTAGGTTTTGTTACTTACATGGAACACAGAAAGTGTTTGCATATGTTAGCAGAAACTCCAGTACAACTTAGAGATAAGATTGAATGGAAACCTAATTTAAATACATCTTATGGGTTTAAAGCTACAGAAAGAACAAATACATGGGGTAGAGAGTTAATTAGAGAATGGTTATTAGAACCAATTGAACCTAACTCAGAAATACTTAATGTTAATAGACTCCGTTCTACAGGATTAATACAAGAATTGATTAAGTGGAATAAGGATGGAAACTTTGATAGAGTGTCAGCATTAATTGCTGTATTAATACTAGATGTAACTTTAAACAAACAAGCAATACAAGCTGAAACAAGAAGTACTAAAAACTTTTTAGAATCTGACTTCTTTAAAGAAAGAGGATTTTTAAAGCACAGTGATGACCCATTTGCTGATAACAGCTATAGTGAAGGCGGTGCTTTTTTTAACAACATGTTTACCAAGTAATAATTTGTAAACTAAATAAACGTAAATTTGTAAACTTAATATGAATAATTTAGTAATACAAGTACCAGAACAAGCTTTACCAGATTCCAAGAAGGATTTAGAGTGGGGAATGAGATGTGTAGATGCTGGGGAGAATGTATTGATGTTTGATTCCTCTGTAGTAAGACAGACTTTTTATAATAAAAAAGTTAATTACAGACTTAGGAACAACATGCTTACAGATAAAGATATACAACAGATTTGTGAGCCTTATGGAGTAGAGTTTTCTGCTGCTCCTAAAAGTATGCAACATATTGGATTAGGTAACTCTAAGATTAACACTTTAGTAGGTGAAGAAGCTAAGAGATTAACTAGGTATCCATTTAAAGCTTATATATCATCTGATGACCAAATGGGCATTTCTTCTAAAGAGGAGAATATCAGAGATATGTGGTATAATAAATTAGTAGATGTAGCTAAGCAAAAAATAGAGGCTTCTATGGAGGGTCAACAAGTAGACCAAAAAACCATGGAAGAAGAAATGCAGAAAGAACTTGGAAAATTTGATAAATACCTTAAATATAATTATCAAGATTTGAAAGAGATGACTGCTAATAAGATACTTAAGTATGAATATAAAAGACTTGATGTATCAGATACTTTCCTAAGATGTTGGGAAGATTTTCTAGTTTGTGGTGAAGAAGTAGTGTGTATTGAGGAATTAGGTAATGATATAGTATTTAGAAAGGTTAATCCTTTGTATTTGTTTACTATACAATCTCCTGAGACCTATAAACTTGAAGATGCAGATTGGATTGTAGAATATACAATGATGTCAGTAGGTCAAGTAGTAGATTATTATTACACAGAACTTACTAAAGATGAGATAGATACATTAGAGCAAAGCAAGGAATATAACAGTATGAAAACTGGTGGTATTCAAATGGCTTATAATAGGGATATTACAGTAGAGGAAAGATTTGGGTATACAGCAGGGGAGTTGTTTGTACCTAATCAAATTGCTACACACTATTTTGGGGGAGCATACGACCAAAGAGGAAACGTCAGAATTATGCGTGTATGCTGGAAGTCGAGAAGAAAGATTGGAAAGGTAAAGTACTATGATGAATACGGAAGTCAAGAAGAGAAGATTGTAGATGAGTATTACACATTAGATACAGATGCTGGTGAAACAGTAGATTGGATATGGATTAATGAGTGGTGGGAAGGGACGAAGATAGCAAACGATATTTATGTAAAGATTAGACCAATCCCTTATCAATCAAGGAGTATGGCTAATTTATCAGAAAGTAAACCACCTTATGTAGGTATTTACTGTAATACAAATAATTCAAGGGTAATGTCTTTCATGGACAATATTAAACCTATGGATTATTTATATGATATTTATTTCCACAGATTAAACCTAGCCTTATCAAAATACAAAGGCCCAATGTTAGGAATCAATGTAAGTATGATTCCATCAGAGTGGGATCCTTTGAAGTGGTTGCAGTATGCAGAAGCAACTAACATTTTATTCTTAGATCCAACTAATGAAGTAATTAAAGGACCAATGCAAGGTAAATCTGCAGGTACTTTTAATCAAATGTCAGCACAAGGTATTAACCTTGAAATGGGTAACTATATTACACAGCACGTTAACCTTATTGGATTTATTAAACAACAGATGGATTTAATATCTGGAGTTAATGAATACAGACAAGGTGATATTAAAGGTGATGCCAATGTAGGTACATCTAATATGGGATGGTCAGCATCTAACTCAATGACTGAGAAATACTTTTCACTACACAACTCATTTAAAAGAGATTGTATGCAGAGATTATTAGAAGTTGCTAAGTATGTTTGGAAACAAAATCCAAAGAAAGTACAGTATGTAGGTGATGATATGATGGTTGAAGTAGTTAATAGTTATGACGAATTCTGTGAATCTGAATATGATATCCACATAGATGATGGTCCAAATACTCAAGAACTTATGCAAGCACTTAATCAATTGGCTCATGCAGGTATGCAGACAGGTCAGATTAAGTTTAGAGACCTCATTGAAATCTACAAAAAAGATAGTATATCAAGCTTGGCTAGATATTTAGAAGAAGCTCAGGATAAGATGGCTCAAGAACAGCAAGAACAACAACAGGCTCAACAGCAGCATGAAAAAGAACTTGCAGAACAACAAGCACAATTACAACAACAAGCATTACAGCTTGAGTATGAAAAGCTTGATAGAGAAGATGTCAATAGACAATTGGATAGAGATAATAAAATCCAAGTTGAAACTCTTAAAGCATTAGGTTTTGCACAAGAAACAGATGTAAATGAAAATATGATACCTGATGTACTAGAGCAAAGTAAAATTGCCTTACAACAACAAAAGCAAACTTTTGAGCAAGTACAAAAAGATAGAGAGCATCAATTAAGGTATACTGCAGATAAACAAAAGAATGAAATTGAGAAAAAGAAATTAGTTGTTAAAGAGAAAGAAATCACTTCTAAAAAAGAGATTGAAGAACTCAAAGCAGAGACAGCTCTAAAGGTTGCAAGAGAAAATAAGAATAAATATGACAAGAAATAAGCTATATAGAATAAGCTTAAATAACAATAAGATAAGAATTAATAAACATAATTTTGTAAACAAGTAAGAAAAATGAAAGTAAATAAGTATTATTCTCCAGAATTTGGTGGACCAGATGGTGGAGTAGAAACAATTGACAACTCTTCAGACAAGAACTTAATTAAGGATGTTGCTGAAAGTAGTGATTTTGATTTTGACACAGAGCTTTCTAATCTGATAAGTGATTCAGAAGAAGATAGTGATGATGAGAAAAGCATTGAACAGAAAGCAAAAGATTTTGCTCCTAGTGATGCTGATAGTTCTTTGAAAGATGATAAAGAAGATGAACCTTTATATAAGGTTTTAGCTGAACAGCTAAAGTCTGAAGGTTTATTTGATGATGAAGATTTTGCTGCTGATGATGATTTTGAATTTGATGGTTCTCCTGAGAGTTTTAAATACTTAATGGAAAGACGTGACTTTAAAAGAGGTTTAAAAATCTTTGAAGAAGTTGTATCTGAGATGCCAGCTAAAATGAGAACTCAATTCCAATTATTTATGGATGGGTTAGATGAAGATTCAGCATCTGATATTGGTAGTAAATTAGTAGATTATTCTAGTGTAACTAAAGAAGACCTTGAAAGTAATCCTGCAAAAGCAGAACAACTTTACAGAGAACTTCTTAGAACAAAAGGATTTTCTAATGATAAGATTAATAAGTATGTAGAAAGAGCTAGAGATTTAGATGAATTAGCTGATGAAGGTTTTGAAGCAGCACAATCATTAAATCAAGATACTCAAAAACAAATACAACTTAAAAAACAAGAAGAACAATACATTGCTCAAAAAAGACAACAAGAAGCTGGACAAAGACTGCAAGCTCTTAAGTCAGCAATTATAAATACACCTGAGATTTTCAAAGGTGTAGCACTTACAGATAAAATGAAAGACCAACTGTATAAGTCAATGACAGAAACAGTTGCTTATGACGAAAATAAACAACCATTAAACAAAGTAGCAGCCTTGTCAAGAAAAAATCCTGAAGCTTTTAGAATGCAGTTGCATTATCTGACTGAACTTGGTTTATTTAATACAGATGAAAGAGGTAATCTTAAACCTGACTTAACTAAACTAATGAGATTAGCAGAAACTAAAGTATCAAGATCTATTGATGACAGATTAAAAAAAGCTGCTTTTAGATCAGGCTCAAACTTGAGTAATAATATTTCAGAAAAAGAGTCTGATGTGTTATCCTCACTTGAACATTTCCTTAAAAATAAATAAATAAAACCATGCAATTATTTCAACTACAGAAATACGCAGCCAAAGACTACAATGGTCTAGTAACTGCAAATAACTTGGGAGCTTTATACATGAAGCGACCTCAGCTTGTAACTAACACCATTCACCAGATTTTTAGAACTAATTTGAAGAATGCGATGTTTGACTTCCTTAATCAATTTCCAACTGTGGAAGTTGAAGAAAATAACTACTATGAGTGGATGCTCCAAGGTCAACATGAAAAAAATATTCCTTTATTAGAAGCATATGATGCTGCTGGAACTACTGCTGCTGAAGCAGGTGAACTAGGTGCAGGTGTTGCTGCTTTCTATATGGTATATGGTGAAGAATACTTTGAAGCAGATAACATTATCAAAGGTAACAAAGCAGAATACTTACTTCGTGTAATCTCTGTTAAACCTAAAGGTACTAACTTTGAGTATGAAGTAGAACTTTTGACATCAGATCCAACTCTTTCTGTTCCTGCAGAAGAACTTGAAGCTGGTCAGCGTTGGGCTAAGTTTTTTAACGTAGCACCATCTACACTTTCTAGCCGTGGTCAAAAGCCTAATTTCACTTCACCATTCAGAATGCGTAACAGAATTACAATGCAGCGTTTTGAGTATGAAGTTCCTGGTAACATGATTAACGAAGGTAAAAACTACCCATTAGAGTTTTCATTCCCAGGTCTTGATGGTAAGCAAGAAAAAGTTTGGATTAACTACCTTGATATGGTAGCTATGTACCAAGCTGAAGTTGCTAACGTAGTTATGCACTTTTATGGTCTACACAACTTTACAGAAAAAGATTTGTTCTTGAACAAAGATGCTTCTGGTAAATATCCATTAGAATCAGGTGCTGGTTTGTTTGAGCAAATTGCACCATCTAATATTCACTATTATTCAACTCTTGACTTGGACTTCTTAACTGAAGTATTCTTGGATCTATCTATTGGTAGAATTGAAATGGGTAATCGTGTTGTTACTTTGTGTACAGGTGAATATGGTATCCGTGATTTCCACAGAGCTGTACTTGCTAAAGGTGGTACTGAATTATTGTTAAGCAATACAGGTTCTGGTCCAGGTCGTAGTAATGATACTTCTGTTTACAAAGAAAATGGTGGAAAACTTACAGGTATTCCTAAGCCGCTTTCTGCTGGTTTCCAATTCACTAAATACTATTCAATCAATGGTATTACATTTGAATTAATGTACTGTCCAATGTTTGATGATAAAGTTCTTTTCCCAGAGACTCACCCAGAAGGTGGAACTACTGAATCTCGTAGAATGATTGCTATGGATTTTGGTGGTGAATCAGGAATTAAGAGAGTATCTGTAAAAGGTCAACCATCTGTATTCCGTTATATCCCAGGTATGCGTGATCCATTCACACCTGCAGGTAAAGGTTCTCCTTCAATGGCAGTATCTAGATCTGATGGTTATGAAATTCACAGAATGATGTGGGGTGGAATGATGATTACTGATCCAACAAAAGTTGTAGATTTCCGTTATAACTTAGTATAATAAATAATAGTAAAGGAGGGTTGAAATACATCCTCCTTTATTTATACCTTTGTAAAAAATAAGAAAATGGCTAAAAAGATTAATGACACAGACACAATGAATACACCACTAGAAAGCTTCTTTATAGATAAAGTGGTTAAAGTTGTACCAATTGTAAGACCCAATAGTTGGGGACACAAATATCAAATCAGTGAAGATGGTAAAGATAAGACCAATGGTTCTTATCAATTTAATACTGCACTCACTTATTTGTCAGTACCTGTAAGTAAAAAGACAGGTCTATATATTAGACCACTTGACAATATCAAGAAAGTTAGAACTCCTGAGTTTCCTGATGATGAAATTACTGAACAAGAATTCTTTGAAAGAATGTTAGGAATGAATAAAGGAGACCTTGACATCACTAAATATAAAACTGATGAAAAAGGTAATCGTTTTCCTGATACATATTGGCAAAGAAGTGGTACAGTTAAATTGAGAAATGAAGCAAATACTTTGGATCTATCTGTTCCAATAGATATGCTAAAATATAAAGTACTAATGTTAAACAAGAATGTGGTGGCTCCATCACCTTCAGAAAAAAACAAAAAGCGTACTTACAGATTTATGATAGTAGATCAGGAAGTTGCTGAAGTACAAGAGAAAGAAGAATTAAATGTAAAACTAGAAGCATATTCTTGGTTTGCAAGAGTTAAAGCAGATATTGAACAATTAAAAGAAATTATGTGGTTATATGATTCAAGAATTAGTAATACTACAAACTATGATTATGTGTTTGCCTATGTTGGAAAACTCGTTAATGATTCACCTGCTCAATTCTTAAAAGTAGTAAATGACATTAATAAAGATGCAAAATTACTATTAATGAAAGCTTTAAAGAATGGTGCTTTAATTTTAACTAAAGAAAAAACTTACCAATTCCTAGATGGTAAAGATATTGGTCCACAAGTGAATGCTATTAAGTTCATTAATGACCCAGAAAACTTTGCTATTATAGAAAGACTTAAAGAACAATCTGGCTATGACAGCTAATGAAATGTGGAATAATGTCCTTGTGACATATGATGCACTTTACTCACAAAGTGCTCCTGGGTTTGTTGACCCTGAAGCAAGCATTATTCTAACAAAGGCTCAGTGGTATTATGTACTTCAGAGAATCAACCCTAAGAGTAATAGAAACATGGAGGGTTTTGAGGAAACTGAAATTAGAATCCAAGAGCTTTCTTCTTTAATAAAAGATAGTGGAGATGCAAATCCTCCTATTCAAAAATTACCTACTAATCAACAAATTGGAACATTGCCTGGAGAAACTCTCTGGGCAATTCCAGTTGATTGCATGCTACCTATTTATGAAGGTTGTACTACAAATACTAAACAGTGTGGTATTACTCCTCCTGTATATAATAGAATCATGACAATACCAATATCTCATGATGAGTACAATTTAAATTTTTCTAACCCTTATAAGAAACCTTGGACTGATGGTACTGAAGGTATTATATGGAGATTAGAACATGGTACTCAAAGTGTAACTTATAATGCTGTAACTCAAGAAAGAAAAATACATGGTATTATATACAGTACTAATCCTAATGAAACTATTACTAATTATTATATGAGATATATTAAATATCCTCAAGATATTCAAATTAATTTATCCAATCCTTTATTACAAGTAAATTGTAAACTAGACCCAATATCACATCAAAGTATCTGTGACATCGCTGTAAAATTACTCTCTGCAGCAGTGAGAGAACAGATACCAGCTACCCAATTAAGTGCAGAGAATTTAGAATAAATATTTTATATATTTGTAAAACAAAACAAACAACAAATTAACATTTTAAAAAATGGCTTTAGATTCAAAAAATAATATCAAGAGTGTATTTATCATTCCTGATCAGGCTTACACAACTGTAGCTAAAATGTTCCCAGGTCAAGACCTTGGAGCAGTAGCAGTTTGTGATATGTCAAATAATGTATTTACTAGTGCTAATATCAATGGTTCTGGTTTTCTTGTAGATGGTGCTGGTGTACCAGTTACTAAAATCAAACTTATCAAAGATCGTGGAGAGTATTTACCACTTCAGCAAGTAGTTCTTAGTTTACCAAGTGTTGCTACTTATACAGGTACTGCACACGTAGATGCTAGTGAACAAGTATCTTACATTGGTAACAATGGTACTACTGGTACTATTACTGGTGCATTAGGTCCAGTGACTAGCAACTTCTTTATCATCAAACTTGAGCACACACCAAACTCATTTATCTATGGTAAACGTCCTGCAAGTTACAAGTATGGTACTTACCAATCAACAGGTTCTGATACTGATAATACAGTAGCTGAAAACCTTGTTAAATCATTAGTTCAAAATTTCCGTGCAAATAGAACTACTGATTGGAGAGTTAGATCAGAAGTAGTATGTAATGCTGCAGCAGGTAGTGCTGTTGGTTTTACTAGCGTTACTCTTACTAAATATTCAAAAGCTGTTACTGTAGTAGGAACTCTTCCTGCTGTTGGTGATGTTTTACGTATTGCTGATGCAGGTGTTACTACTGTAGGTGCTACAACTGCTGTTTACAAAGTTGTTGCAGTTAATGCTACTAGTAATGTAATTACTTTAAATTATGCTTACCAAGGACCAAGTGGTTCAACTATAGCTGCTGATTGTGCTGATATTACTGCTCTTTATACAGCAGCAAGTGCTGGTATCAAAATTACAGGTATCAAGCAAAAATATGATGTTAACCGTTGGAGACAATATGACAAAGTTAGATTCAATGTTCTTCTTGAAGGATTTGGAGTTGCTACTCCAGTAGATACTACTGCTGCATTAGATGGTACTGGTGTTTATGAGCAAGTTGCTAATGATGAGTATATCTCTTGGGGTGACGAAGGTCAAGTATTTGTTGACCAAGTTCCACCATTGTTCCGTGAGCAAGATGCTGTTTCTACTGCTTCTTATACTCCACTTAACATTGGTTGGTTAGATAGACTTCCATCAATGATTGGTGCAGGTGAAAACAGAGGTGCTATCATTAATTATTTTGTAGATGTAACAACTAATCAAGGACAAGATGTAGTTGATCTTTTAGATGCATTTGTACTTCAAAGAGGATTTGCTAACGCAACATTTGTTTAACAATTAATCTCTAGATAAGGATAGTGAAAGACCTAGTTTTCGGATTAGGTTTTTCACTATTTTTGTTTGAGATAAAACCTATAACATACTATGGCATTAACACCAACAATATCAGCATGTTTAAATGGATGTACTGGTATAACTATTACAGATACTACTGGGTTTTATAATAGTACTACTAATCCTGGTGGATGGAATAATAGTTTAACTGTTTATAAAACAGTTCCTACTACACCTTATGTACAATCAGCAACATTAACTATTACATTAAATAACTCATCAACACCATTAGCAACTATTAATGTACTTACTGCTATACAAGATTCTATATTTCCAGTATTTGATTTATACACTTATGCTCCTGTAGATGTTTTTGGTAATACTACATTAGCTGATGGTTCTTATACTTTTGAATATACTGTTGTAGATAATAACAATGTTACATATGTTACAGATACATTAATAGTAGTATATTGTAATGTAATTTGCTGTGTAGAAAAACTGGCTTTAGCAGCAATAGACCAAGATTGTAATACTTGTGAATCAGAAGCTTTCAATACTTTTGTATTAGCTGATGGTATATTACAAGCTTTAAAAGCAGTAGCAGAATGTTCAGGTGAAGCTGAGTTCTTAAAACTATTAAACAAACTTCAAAGACTCTGTGGAACATCAACAACTGGTGGTTGTGGTTGTGGCTGCAGTTAAAAATATATAAAAAATTATGGATAAATTTATAAAAAGTACAGGTAGGGATCCATTCTTAATAGACCCAAATGATTTCAACCCAGGATTCTTTGGGCATTTAAATGCTTTAGTTGAAGCTATTACTGACCTCCAAAATAATGGAGGAGGTGGTGGTGGAGGAAATCCAATTGCTGTATATCAAGATGCTACTGAAATAACAGCTAATACTTCTCAATTAACATTTGTTGGTGGTGGAGTCTCTTTAGTTGGAAGTGGTGCTAATGCACAGATTAATATACCTGCTACTAGAGGACCTCAAGGCCCACAGGGTCCAATAGGTCCACAAGGCCCTCAAGGATTAAGAGGATTAACAGGTGCTACAGGAGCAAATGGTGCTGCAGGAATTCAAGGGCCTCAAGGTCCAATTGGTTTAACTGGACCTGCAGGTGCAACTGGCCCAACTGGAGCCACAGGTGCAAATGGTGTTAATGGTAATAAATATAAAACTAATTCTAGTACATCTTTTGGTCCTGGAACTGGGTCAAGAACTTTTGTTGTTGTTGATGCAGATTTAGCATATACAGCAGGACAATATGTTGTAATTTCTGATGGTACAAGAACAATGACAGGTACTGTTACAAGTTACAGTATAAGTCCTAATAATTTAGTAATTCTTGTAGATACATTTACAGGTACAGGAACAGGTAATGCTTGGCAAATAAACCTTCAAGGTATTCAAGGTCCAACAGGGCCTACTGGTTCTACTGGACCACAAGGAGCTACTGGCCCTCAAGGTCCTACAGGAGCTACTGGAGCAACAGGGGCTCAAGGACCAACGGGTCCTGCAGGTGCAACAGGTGCAACAGGTCCTTCAGGAGCTACAGGCTCTACAGGTGCAGCTGGGGCAGCAGGAGCTAAATGGTGGAGTGCTTCTGCAGACCCTAATGTAACAGATATTGGAGGTTCTGCTATTGGAGATTTTGCATTACTAAGTACAAATGGTTTAACTTATCAAAAAACAGGTGCTAGTACTTGGACATCTGTTGTAAATATTACAGGTCCCACAGGTCCACAAGGTCCTGCTGGAACAGCAGGTTCTGCTGCAACTGTAGTAGCATTTACAGCAGATGGTTATGGTGGACCTCTTACAGGAAGTAATGTTACTCTTTTAAGAGTAGTTGTACCTTTTAATGTAAGTTATAGTTCACTTAGTGTTACAACTGATATTGCAGGTGGTGTAGCAAGTGCAGTAGTTTTAGAAGTTAGAAAAAATGGAACTGCTTTTTATACTGCAACTGTAAATGCATCAGCAGTAGTTATCACAGGTTCAACTACAGCATTAGTCCCAACTGATGTTTTAACATTTGTAATAACATCAACTAATGCAAGTAATGCAGCAACAAAACTTTTTGTTTCAATGTCAGGAACAAGATCTTAAAATATATAAATTATGTGTTCATGTACAGGAAGTTGTGATTGTAATTCTATAACAGTACCTAGAGGTCCTCAAGGTGAAAAAGGTGATACTGGTTCTCAGGGTATACAAGGTATACAAGGCCCAATTGGATTAACTGGTTCAATAGGACCACAAGGACCTAGTGGAGTTGTAAATGTAGAGGCTCCTGTTACAAATACAGGAACACCTACTTCTGCTATAATTGGTGTTGATATAAATGAACTAGTAACTTTAATAAATACTTCTAATGCTGGAGTTGGTTTTATACCAACAGGAGCAATAGTAGCTTTTAGTGCATTAACTCCACCTACAGGATGGGCAACTTGTGTTGGACAAGAAGTTCTTAAAACCGGTGTTTATGCAGAATTATATGCAGTAATAGGAGATACTTATGGTACACCTAGTGGTGTTGATACTTTTATTTTACCTAATTTAAAAACAAAAGTGCCAGTAGGGTATGATTTTACAACTCCATTGTTTAATACAATGGGTAATTTTGGTGGTAGTACAGCAACTCCACTTAGTCAAGCTAACCTACCATTACATACTCATGGTAATACTTTTGCAGTTACAGGTAGTGGTTCTCATGATCACTATTCTAGACAAACTGTAAGTATTGGTGAAGGTGGATCAGATTTTAAAGTTGCAAAAATTGATGCAGATGATAATGGTGATGGTGGAAGTTACATAATAAACAGTGTACTATCTGGTTCAAATGGAGCACATACTCATAATATTTCTGGAACTATATTAGATGGTTCTGGAACATTTTTAAATACACCAGTTACTAACATGCAACCATACTTAGTAATTAACTATATAATTAAACTATAAAAATATGTGTGATTCTAACTGCGGCTGTGGCTGCAATTCAACAGTAATTCCAAGAGGTCCGCAAGGTATACCTGGCATACCTGCTACAATAGAACTAGGTACTGTAGCTACTGGAAATCCAGGTACTGATGTAATTATTACAAATTCAGGTACTACAGATAATGATGCTATATTTAACTTTACAATTCCTAGAGGAGATCAAGGAATACAAGGCCCTCCAGGCCCAAACGGAACTGGTACTCAAGGACCTCAAGGAGTACCTGGTATTGCTGCAACTATAGCAGTTAATTCTACAACAACAGGTTTACCTGGTACAAATGCTTTAGTAACAGCTGGTGGAACTCCTAGTGCAGTTCTTTTAAACTTTACTATTCCAAGAGGAGATACTGGAGCTACAGGAGAAACTGGACCTGAAGGTCCTCCTGGCACAAGTGGATTTATCTATGAAACTTTTGATGGTAATACTATACCTGCAGAAGCTAATAGAGAAAATCAATATCTAAGAAGAAAAATTAGTAATGATGGTTATGAATTTGTAAATTTTTCACAAATGGTAGCTGACAATCAATTTCATATAAACAATTTAGGTTTTAATCAATTTTAATCATGGCAAAAAATACAATAGCATATTATACAAAAAGCGGTAGAGTATCAAGTAATAATGTTCCAAACAGTACACCAGTTACTATATTTGCAGCTGGTCCAGAAGGTAGTAAAATATTAGCAATAAATGCAGTTGCTATTAATAATGTTAGCACTCTTACTCTACGTGTTGATGATGGTGATGGTAATATTAGTGTATTAGCAGTTTTACCAGGTCTAATATTAGAATCTAATGGAGATGTATTTGATTATATTCCTCTTCCACTGACTGGAAGCGGAAGTAAATATATGAATCTAGAAGCAGGTAGTACAATTACAGCTGGTGTATCAGGTAGTTCACCAATAACTGCAACTGTTAGTGTATACGGAGAAGACTATTAAAATTTATTAATAAAATGATATTAACTACATCTCTTATAAACACAACAGTACTTAGAGCTTTTTGTGCATTAGGTGCAAAAGCAATTAAGTATTATGGAGGACTTGCTATAGGTAAGAATAACACTTGCTTATTTAGAGAAATGACTTTGCTTAGAGTATACATAGATATACTCAAAAACTTTAAAATAGTAGGTAGTGAGATATCTTGCTGTTGTGAAATAGAAGGTGATTATGATACATTATTAAATAATCTATCTAATGCTACAGAATCTCCAATACAATTTAATTGTGATGGTACTGGGTATATGATATTTATTGGTGATCCATATACATTTACATATTCTTATGATGAAGTACATAAAGTAATGGTAATTAAGTTTGATATACCTAGTATTAGTTATACAAGTTACTTTGATGTAGTAGATCCTGGAATTAATAAATATTACGAATTTAAATTAGATGGTGTTGTTGTATATTCAAATACATCTACAACTTTTGATGATTTTATAGATGATTTTAACCTTACAAATCAATTAGGGTATACTCTAGTTGACACAGGTACATCTATTGTTATTACTTCTGAGTTTGGATTTGTTAGAGAAGATATATCTATTACACAAGGAACATCTGAAATATTTATAGAAGAAACAATTATTATAGGTGATGATATTACAGAAACATTTAACTATGTATCATTTAGTGAAGCTTGTAGTCTGAGATCTTCATTAAATTCTCCATTCCAACCAATATCACCATTAAAAGTAGCTACATTAGATATAACAGGTGTTGGTTTACAAAATGAAGATTATACTATTACAATACTTGACCAATTTGGTAATTTAATAACAACACAAACATTTTCTGGTGATTATTTAATAGACCCAGATGCAGTTGCATTGCAATGGAATATACAATATGGATATGCTAATAATTGGTTAATGACTTACAATGGTTCAGAGTATGTATTTACTTCTCCTTTTACTGGTATTAATTATGAAGGATATCAAATAAGTTTTTCACAAACTGAAGATGTTGCAGTTCCTGGTATAAAAGCAAGTGCTACGGGTGTTGTTAATTTTGTTGAATTTAATAATCTTTTTAATAATTATGTTAATAGTACTTTATTAGGTGGTACAACAGCAGGAATTAGTTCAACTCCAAACTCAATAGCTCTTGGATTAGGTGGAGCAATAGTAGCATTAGGATTAGGCTATACATATTCAGTAACTGGTAATGTAATTACTTTGTATGCACCTACAGTAGGTACATCATTTAATGGATTACCTTATCAAATAGAAAGAATAGTTTCACAAATTGTAAACACAGTTACATTTTGCATAATTACAAGTTCAGCAAATGGTGATACAATTACAATAACTGTTAATACTGATTCAGGTCCTGTAGTTATTGGTACATATGTAGCTACTAATATAGATGCTCCATTTAAAGTAGCTCTTGAACTTACTATTTCTATAAATACAGGAGGTACTGGATTTACAGCAGTTCAAGATAATAGTTGCATAACAATATCACCACCATCAGGTAGTGGTAATACTTATGTAGGTGATACAGTAAATGCTGATAAAACAGGAACTGTAAGAATAGAGCCAAATATTCAAACTTTTCCAGGTAATGTACCTGCATCAGAATCTGTTATAAGTTTTGATTTATTTGAAGGTGGGCAAGATCCTAATCTAGGACCTTCTGTTATAACATATAATTCTGTATTTGAAGAAGTAGGTAGCACAACTCCTTTTGTTAATAGGAATCCTTGTATTACAAGATGTCATGAAACTAGTATAAACATTACAGGAACAGCTACAGAATACTACAATGATTTAATCATATTGTCTATTTTAAACCCATTAGGTAATCCAGAATATTCAGCAGCATATCCAATAACTATGACATTGCAAGAAATTGTAGATGCTTGGAATGCTGACCCTAATACAGTATTATATCCTGCAACATTAGATGGTACTGTAATAAGTTTTAAATCTTGTTTACCTTTATTTGATGCTTATCCTTATAAAGCAGAACTTGTTCAATATGAAAATGGTACTAATGCTGCTACTATTCTATTAATCAATAGTAGTGTGTTACCTTCTTCAGGACCTTTTGTTGTATCAAATTCTTTGAATGGTACTGTATATAATAGTACAACATCTTTTAATACTATTGAAGAATTTATTGATGATTTTAATGATTTAAACACAGGAGATTTTAATGCTACTTATGTAGGACCAGAAACATCACCTAATCCACCTCCAGTATATTCAAATGCATTATTAACTATAAATGAACCTTTTGGTTCTTTAGATGGATTACTTTTAAAATTAGAAGCTTCTATTTTTAATGGTTCTACATATGGGCCACCAGTTCTTATAGGTAGTTATACTGTACAAGCAGGTGATACTAATTCAATTATAGCAACTGGATTAAGAAACGGTGTAAATAATGCTAATATTTTTCAAGGTACTGCTATTACACCACCTCCATTTACTGGAGATTTAGTATTAACAGTTAATGATAATGCTACATTACCATCACAACAAGAAGACTATAATGGTAATGTTTTAGCTTTATATAAAACAGTACCAAATGGTTTTGCTTCTACTACTCTTAAAATAGCAACTGCTTTTGTACCAGCAGTTTTACAAATAGGAGTACTTAGTACTCCATCTGTATCATTTCCAACGTATAATATACTTAATACAGATACATCTGAAGATATTGTAGATGCTTATGTTAATATTATTAATACTTCAGGTACAGGATTTACAGCTTATAATATAGGATCAGGTATTCCTCCTTATGCATATTTATTAATAGAAGCTCCTAACCCTGGCTCATATTTTAATAATACTGGTTTAAGTATTTCAGCTACTGCTATTAGTATTACTTCACTATCTACACCAACATTTACTTTTCAAGGAGGTACTGACACTGAAATAGGTATAGATTTTACACTTTTTAGTGGTGGTGAAAATCCAGGACCACTAGAGCCTACTGGTAATTCATTTGTAGAATTCTCTGTAACAGGAGAAGAGTATAATACTATTGATTTAACTTATGATTATAATTCAGGTGCTTATATAGATACTAATACTTTATCAGGAGCTGTTAATGCAACTCGTGAAGAGTATATTAATAATTTTACATTATGTGAAGAACAACCAGGTTCTTGTATGTCTACAACAGTAACACAAACTTGCTTATCTAATGATGATGTTAAGAAAGTTATAACTAACATAAACAAAATAATAAAATAAAAATATGAGTAATTATTTCCCAGATGGTAGACCCATCCAAAGAATGATGCATGCCCTTAGTAGTGATGCTGAAATAGTAGCAATATCACCTACTGATTTAACAGGTAATGTAATACAAGCATTTAAAGCAGATTTTGTAACAAATCCTAATAATTATCCAGGATACACTGCTAATTCATTTAATGAAGTGTTAAATAAAGCAAATATAATATATATTATGGCTGATGGTGGGTATTTTAATTTATCTAATAACCTTAATAAAGTATACCCACCAATAGGTGGTATGTACATACATGGAGCTGAAACTATTAGAAAAATTAATGTAAGTGCTTGCCAAGTTATTTTATTCATTAAACCAACACCTTAATGTTTAAATTCAATAACCCAAGAAAAGATTATAGCATTAGACCTCCTAAACAGGCTATTGCTAATAATGCTTTCTATGTTATTGATAGTGCTAACATAGATTTTGCATATAATACTATTAACAAAGAGTTAACTGCTAATCTAACAAAGACAGGAGTTATTGCAGGTACTTATGGTAGTTCTACTATAGTCCCTGTAATAACTCTTGACATTTATGGTAGAATAACAGGAGTTACTACTGCTACAATACCAGAATTATTATTACAAACTAATAGTGTAGATAATCCTACACAAACTATATTAAATTTAATAGCAGGTACCAATATGACTATCACTGATGATGGTCTAGGTAATATTACATTTGATTCTACAGGAGGAAGTGGTGGAACCTATACAGCAGATAATGGTATTACTGAAACTACAAATAACTTTCAATTAGGTGGACCGCTTGTTCTTAATACTGTTATAAGTGGTGCTACCAGAGCATATGGAATTGATTTTAGTGAGCTTAGTTATATTACTGGAACTACTGACCAATTAAATGTAGTAGCTGATAATGGTATAGATAATACACAGCTAGACATATCTGGTGGAGGTGGTCAAATTATTCATACTAATACTGTTGCAGGATCTCAATCTGCTGTATTACTTCAGTCAAGTACAGCAGCATTACAGCAAATTTCTGCTGCAAGTGGTGGATCTATTCAATTTACTTCAGCATTTGGCTTATTTGGATATTATCATACCCCAGTATTGACCCAAGTTCAATACCAAGTAGAAATTAATTCTGTTGGAATACACGTAGTTACACCAAATGTTCAAGCTTTAACAGCTAGTGTTGGTCAGGTACTTACATTACAAAATGCTACAACAGGACAGGTAGAGTTTCAAACTTCAACTGCTGGGGGTGGTGGAGGTGGTAGAAGTTACTATTTAAATGGAAGCGTTGTTCAAGGAACATTTGGAGGTATAACTGACATGAGACAAATGAGTCCAGTTCCTGTTATTGGAACTGGGGCTGACTTTCAAATAAGTTCAAATGGATATATTAAGAGCTTTATAACAGATGCTGGAGACCCCAACAAGGCTGTAATTCCTGCTGGTAATTGGAATTTTGAGTTATGGTTTAGTGCTAACAATGGTGGAGGAAGTCCTAGTTTTTACGTAGAACTTTCTAAATATGATACAGTAGGTGGTACATTTACACCTATTTCAACAAGCTCTACAAATCCAGAAGGTATTACAAATGGAACGGCAATAGATCTTTATTTTACAGCACTTAGTGTACCACAAACTACTCTTGCTTTAACAGATAGACTTGCTGTAAGAGTCTTTGTAAACAATAGTGGTAGAACAATTACACTACATACACAAGGTCCTCACCTTAGTCAAATAATTACAGATTTTCCATCAGGTATTGTTTCTCTTAATGGGCTAACTGCATTTACACAAAACTTTGCAACACCAGGTACAACAGGATTAACACCTAATTGGGTTTCTAGTTCAGATACTCATACATTAAATATTCCATTAGCTAGTACAGCAAGTGTAACAGCAGGGTTAATTAGTAATACTGATTATACAGCATTTAAAGCTGGTTCTTGTGGTGTTATATTTACTGCTGTAAGTGGTGTAATAACTAATGGTACTACAGGATATGCTCAAGTACCATATGATGGAACAATTACAGGATGGACTCTTGTATCAACAAGTGCATCAGGTAGCTGTACAGTTACAGTATTTAAAGATGCTTTTGCTAACTATCCTCCTACTTCACCTACTGATAATATATTTACAGTACAACCTGCACTTGTTTCTCAGATAAAAAATCAAAATTTATCTCCTACATTTGTAGGCTCACAAGCAACTGTAGCTGCAGGAGATTGGATTGGATTTACAATCTCAGGTGTAGCTTTAGTATCTTGGGTAAATTTAACATTATCAATAACTAAGACATAATGCCACTTACAATACTAGGAACATTATCATTATCAGGAAGTGCTACATTTGCAGGAACAGATGGGTGGACTTGTGGTACATTATCTTTAACTGCAGCAGGTACATTTACTATAACATTACAAAATAGTATTACATATACTACAACTACAGCAGCTATATTAACAGGGGGAACTAATGCTGCTAGATATACAATGACATCTAATAGTGGTACAGTAAGGGCTATATGGACATTAGAAAATGGAGCATCGCAATCTTTAATATATGTACAAGGTACACGTATAGATTCATCAAGTGGTCAAACAATATATCCATTTGGTGTAACACCAATAGATTCTCTAAATTGGGTTCAGCTTACAACTCCAGGAAGTGTAGCATACACATTTGTGAGTTAATTTTAATTATATTTGTAAAAATATTAAGGTATGACATATAAAATACTTTCTACAAGACAAATAGATGAAACGCTATTTACAACTGTTGAATATAACTTTGATGGCAATATTGTTACTATTGAAGTAGCACATTTTATGCCTAAAACAGAAGAAGAAATTGAACAAAATATCATTAATAGAGCTTCAACAGAAGTAGCTAAAATAGAAGCATCTGCAACTATTTCTACATTAGTTGAATCTATTGTTATTGGTGAAATAAAACCTATTGAGTAATGGCTTTAAGATATTGGAGACCAGGGGGTACAGGTAATTGGAATAGCACTACAAATTGGAGTGATACTCCAACTGGAGTAACAGGATCTACTGTCCCATCTGCTATAGATGATGTATTTTTTACTTCTAATTCTGGTTCAGGTACAGCTACTGTAACTTCTGGAGCTCTTTGTAAAAGTATTAATTTAACAAGTTTTGGAGGCTCTTTAGCCATGTCTAATTCTATATCAGTTTCAGGAGATGTAACTATTGGAGCAGGCATGGTTTCTGCACAAATAACTGGAGTTGGTAGTTTTACTATAAATGCTAATTCAACATTTGATATTTTAAATGGAGTTGTAATTCCAAATATTGCAATAGCTACTGCAACATCTGGTGTAAACGTAACAATAACTTTAGTTAGAGATGTAACAATAACTAATTTTACATCAACACAAAATGGTCCAAATACTGTAAATAGTTTTTTAATAAATAGAACTTCAGTTGGTAATGGAGATAATTTATTTATTACTGGTAATTTTACACATAACGCCAATCTTATACTTTTAACAGGGACTTCTAAAATCAATTTTATTACGTCTACTACATCTGTACTTAGCAATACTTCTTCAACAGTAATTAGTGTAATTATTAATGCAACTGGAACATTGACTGGAACTTTATATAAAAATGGAGGAACATTAGTTAGAACCGCAGGTACTGTTAGTGGTGTAAATTTAACTATATATGGATGCACAATTACTTCAAATGGTGCTATATGGGGTAATATAACAAGTCCAGCTATTAATAGTAGTACTATTACAACTAACGATGATTTGATTTGTACAGGTACCTTTGCACAAGCTAATTCATATTTTGTTGCTTGGGTGCATAACAGTAGTAGTGTAGTTAGAATGAGAGGTACATCAGCACTTATAAATTCTAGAGGATTATCTGTAGTATTTGATGGATCTCAAAATTGTTCGATTATTAGTGGTAATCAGATAAATACGTTGGATATGACATTCAATCCTTTTAGTGGATGTCAATTAACTATTGGAGCATTTACATTATCAGGTGGTGGAAATACTATAACTTATTTAGATTCTAATGGAGGTCCAGTACCTTTATCAACTGGATTACTTACTTTTAATAGTACTACTATTATGAATACAACACCTTCTATATCTAAATATATTATTTGGAATTCATTTACTATTGTTACTTCTGGAGCAACACTTACATTAACTACAGATTTACACGTTTCATTTACTACAGCAATGGCTGGTAATTTTGTATTAAACACATCAACTGGAAGCAAACTTTATATGGGCGGGACTAACGCTATTCCCACAAGTTACGCAATATCAGGAACAGCAATAATTGTTTTATATTATACAGGAACACTACAAACTAATGGAGGCACTATTTCTTCTAATATATTGATATCACCAAATACTGGTCAAACTTATACAATATCATCTTTAATAAAATCAGGTAATGGGTCTAGTATAACATACACTTCAGGTGGAGGTGTAATTAATGCAACTAGTGGTACATTAACAATTATTGCAAATATAACAATTGCTACTGGTAGTATGTCTTGGGGAAATGTAACAACAGCTAATAATACAACTATTACAATAAACTAATACTATGGCTTTAAATATAGGAGGTACTTTAAATATAGGAGGAAATACTACTTTTAGTAGTAGCTCTTCTCAAGGATTTATAACTGTAAATTATACTCAAACAGCACCAGGTTCTATAGTTACATTAAAATCAGGAGTTACATATACAGTTAGTGGGCAGTTAACTATTACAGGTACTGCAGCATCAAGATGTACTTTACAAGCAACTAGTCTTATAAATATTGCTACTGGCTTTGTAACACCAGGAGCTCCTAGTGGAACTTTAAATATTTCAAGTGCAGGTGTTACTATTACTTCACCACCATCAGGATATTATAATATAATGAGTCAATTCCCAGGAAATGCACCATTATTAAAAAGAGGTGTTGCTGGAATGAATGGTTCAAATGTAACTTCAATCACATCTTTTCCAACAGTACCACCAGGTACTTCTCCTGGTAACTTTACTTTAGGAAATAATAGAAGTTTTACAATGAGCTCTAGAAATATACAAATAGGATTAACTACTAAATTTATTCATACTTCTGTTCTAGGTGATGCTGCTAGAAGTTTAAATTATGTAACTACTTTTGATATAGATAGTACAGGCAGTAGTGGTGGTACAATTAAAGCTGATAATTCTTATCAAAATAGAGTTGGTATTCCTAATCCTAACTTGTGGAGAACAATTAATTGGGATTCTTTAGTACCTTTAACACCATTAATTACTGTAGGTTATATAGAATAATTATGAGTTCACCGACTAAAACAAGTTCTAAAGGAATTGAACTAATTAAATCTTTTGAAGGTTTTTATGCAAAACCTTATATGTGTCCAGCTAATGTAGCTACAATTGGCTATGGTACAACTAGATATCCTAATGGTAAAAAAGTAACATTGAATGATAGTCCTATAACAGAAGCAGTAGCAATAGAGTATCTAAAAGATTCTTTAATAAAATTTGAACGTGATGTTGATGCTTTTTGCAGAGATGACATTAATCAAAATCAATTTGATGCTATAGTATCATTCTGTTATAATGTTGGGTCTAGTGCTTTAAAATCATCAACATTATTAAAAAAATTAAACGTAAATCCTAATGATCCTAATTTAGTACAAGAGTTTGCTAAATGGAATAAAGGTGGTGGAAGAGTACTAAAAGGTCTAGTTAGACGTAGAAAAGCAGAGGCTGATTTATACTTTGCTTAATTAAGTATCTTTGTAGTATGAAGAAATTCTTACTCTGTCTGCCATTATTGTTGGTATTTACTTTCATAGGAGGTAATCAACCTGGTCCTTATATACAAGGAGATATAAGTATACAACCTATTGTAGAAAATGCAGATTTAGATATTAAGTATCAATATATAAGAAGCATCAAAGTATACTACAAAGATCCATTAGAAAAACCAATTATATTACAAAACAATGGTGCTATATATAACTATTGCTCAGATTCATCTGTAGTTATCTTTAAATCTGTTGCAGATTCTATAAAGATACCTAGTGTTAAAAGAATGTCTTGTGAAATAATGGCTATCATTAACTTAACTAAAAGAGATTCTGAATGGTTAAAGTCACATATTGTTAATGAGGTTGCAGTAGTAAACACTATAACTGATAACAGGTTTTCTGTTTATATGGATGATACTGAATACTTTAGAAGACTAATGCTTAAATACAATGCAAAGTATTAAATGGATACTTCTATTAATAACAAGTATAGGGTTTGCTCAATGTCCAAATATAGGATTTGAAAATAGTAACTTTAGTGGATGGGTAGGTAGCAGAGGTTCTTGTTGTCCTATAGTTATAACAAATGCAGGTATAGTTTCTAATAGGCATACTATAACATCAGGTACAGCAACAGATACTAATACTTGTAATGTAGTTCCAATAGTTGCTCCAGGTAGTACTCGTTCTGCTAGATTAGGTAATAATGATGTTAATGCAGAAGCTGAAAGCTTAAGTTATAACTTTACAGTAACACCAACATCTAATTTAATTACTTATCAGTATGCTGTAGTGTTTGAAGACCCAGGACATACAGCATCACAGCAACCTAGATTTGAAGCATCAATAGTAAGAGCTAATGGAACTGTTGTAGCATGTACACAATTTTTAGCAACTGCAGCTAGTGGATTAGCAGGATTTCAATCTTGTAATAAAGTTGATGTTTTAGGATATCCAATAGTTGTTAGATATAAAAATTGGAGTACAATAGCTGCAGATGTTTCTGCATATATGGGTCAAACTTTAACTTTAAGATTTAGAACAGGAGATTGTTCACAAGGTGGGCATTTTGGTTATGCTTATGTAGATGCTAGTTGTGGACCACTGCAATTAGCTATAGATTATTGTGTTAATGATATGTATGCTGTAGTTACTGCACCATCAGGATTCTTTTCTTATCTATGGTCTACAGGAGAAACAACACAAACTATTTATGTAAATCCACTGCAAGCTATTACTGTTTCTTGCACTATAACAACTGCTTTAGGATGCACATCTGTAGTATCTGTACCTATAACACCAGTTGCTAATTTCCCTGCAATATATACCAATTAATCGTATTTATTTTATAGTTATCTTTGTAAAAATACTATATGAAAAATTTGGTAATGTCAATTATTTTTATATTACTTTGTGTATCAAGTTATGCACAAGTACCTACACCCCTTGTTGCCAATGGGCAAACTGTCTGTGTAGGTGCTAACCACCATTATGGTGATCAAGTAATTACACCATCATCTAACTATGCATTTAGTATAACTCCTGTACAAGCATTTAGTGTTGTAGGAAAACAAATAAATATTACTTGGACTGTTCAAGGAGTATATACTATGACTATGACAGAGACAACATCTGCAGGGTGTCTATATACAACTACTTGTATTATCACTGTATTACCACCTATAACAGTAGCATTAGATCCTATTGTTGTATGTCAAGATGGTTTACCACAAACTATAACAGGAACTAACATTGGCTCTAACCCATCTTTTAGTGGAGTAGGAGTATCTAACAATACATTTAATCCTTCAGGTATATTACCTGGGATATATACTATAAACTTAACTTCAACAACAGCTAATGGTTGTGCTACAGTAGGCACCACAACAGCAACAATAAATCCACTACCAACAGGCATTATATATACAGATTAATGAAACTATATGCATTATTTTGTTTAATTAGTTTAAATATAAATGCACAAACAATTAGAGAATATGAACTATGCAATGATTATTTAACTAAAGAAATCAGGGCTGTAACTACAAATGCTACTGTAAGTTGGGAGGTTTCACCTTATGTACCATACCAAGTAAGTAATAATGTTATGACTATTACTTTTAACAGTACAGGTTACTATGTTATAAGTGCTGATTTTAGAAATGGTGATTGTTATAAAGAAGATAAAATAATAATAATAATAAAAGAATGTACAGAGACTTTTATTTATTTTCCCAATAGTTTTACACCTAATGGAGATAATGACAATGAAAGCTTTGGACCAAAAGGAATAAATGTTTATGATTTTAAAATGTATGTATATAACAGATGGGGAGAGTTAATCTTCACTGCAAAAGATATAAGTGATAGATGGGATGGCTATTATAAAACTAGAGTATGTCAAAGTGATATCTACGTTTATAAAGCCTTCTATAAAGATAAAAGAGGTAAGGAGTATAACAAAATTGGTAAAATAGCACTAATTAAATAACCTAACTTATGAACCAGACTCTATTATTAGCCATCATTGCAGCAATATCATCAGTATTAACAATACTAATTCCTAAGCTTCTACCATCAACTAGAAGAAAGGATGCTGTAGATATGTATGCAGAACTACAAGAAAAACTATATAGTGAGATAGAAAGACTAGAAAAGAAAATCTTACAATTAGAAAATAAAGAGAAGGAAGCTTTTGATGTAGAAGAAAAACTCACCAAAAGAATCATGGAATTAGAACAAGAAAATAAAAGACAAGCCTATGAAATTGAACAACTTAAAGCAGAACTTGCTAAACATGTCAAAAGTAACTAAAGACTCATTCTTTGAATCTCTCAAAGGCAGTAATGGTAAAATAGACCATAAACGATTAACAGTATTAGCTTTTGTATTAGTGTTTATTGGTATAACTATAATAGGCTTGTATAAAAAAACACCTATTGTAAACCAAACACTAATGGAAACTATACTGTATATAATTGGATCTGTTATATTAGGAGGGATGGGATTAACAAAAATAAAAACAAAAACAGAAACAACCAATGAAACTCAGTAAAAACTTCGCATTAGATGAATTAACCAAATCACCATCTGCAACTAGATGGGGCTTTGAAGAACAGTTTACACCTACACAAGATGTAATAGATAACCTTACTTTATTATGTGTTAAAGTGTTACAGCCTATTAGAGATATCCTAAAGGATTCAATAACAGTTACATCTGGATATAGATGTCCTAGATTAAATGCTAAAATTGGTGGTGCCTACACTATTATCAATGGTAAACCTGTACAGAGTTCACAGCATTGCTTTGGACAAGCTGCAGATATTAACTATGTTAAGTCAGATGGAGACCACAATAACTTAATCTTAGCAGCAGTCAAAGAACTAATGTCTGACCCTAGCTTTACTTTTGACCAATGTATAGCAGAATTTGGTACAGAGAGTAATCCTGCTTGGGTACACATCTCTTATTCTAATAAGAAAAACAGAATGCAAGTTCTTAGAGCATACAAGTCAGGTAAAAAAACTTTATATAAAGAGTGGAAACTATGAAGAAACATAACACTTGGATAGGTATTGAAGCAGTTATAATTGGATTACTCCTCTTAGTACTATTATTCTTAAAGCAATGTGAGAGTAATGTTGAGGTTGTTAATCCTGTTAGCAGAGTAGTGTATACAAAAACAGATACAGTTACTATAATTAAAAGAGATACAATTACAAGATATGTTACATTAAAAGTTCCAGTACCAATTCCCCATGTAACACCTGATGGTGATACACTACAAACTTATGTTCAAGAATATAGTGATAGTATTTTAGATGCTACTTTAACAGCTAAATTAAAAGGTAAGCTTGATTCTTGGGATTTTAAATACAAAGCTAAGATTCCTATTACTATAACTAACACAGTAACAGTTACTAATACTATTAAAGAGACTAAAGAAGTCAATGTTCCTAAGAACATGTTATTTGTTAATGGTGTATTTGTAGGTAACATGAACAACATTGATGGTGGGTTAGGTATATCTTTTTATCATAAAAAGGGTTATATTTACCAACTGAATTACCTACCTTTAAGCAGAGGCATTATAGCAGGTATATCATTCCAATTGAATAGATAACTATGATAACATTAAACCAAATGATTTATCAAATCTATGAAGGACTTCAGATTACATCTGATGATACTTCATTAGATAAAAGGTTGATTAAAGATTTGATTAATCAATCAAGAGCTAATTGGATTAGAAAAGAACACAATAAGAACAGAAGTATTGATGATAATGTCATCCAAGATTTAGGTTGTATAGACATTGAGCTTACAGATAGGATATCAGCTAATTGCTGTGACATATCTACAGATTGTAGGATTCTTAGGTCTAAAAATAAAATACCTAATGCTATTGAGTTAAACCATGAAAAGATAATCACTAGAGTATCAGCAGTAGACTTTATGTCTATTCCTGTTATAGTTATGGATTATGATGCTGCTATTTATTTTGGCAATGGTAGATACAATAAAAAAGCTTTAGCTGCTTTTATTAAGAGTAATTATTTATACATTATATATAACAAAGGTGCTTACAATATGCTAATTGAAAAATTAAATGTTCAAGGTGTATTTGAAGATCCTACAGAAGCTGCACAATTTGATAATGGTTGTGGTGAACCTTGTTTTACTTGGGATTCACGTTATCCTATTAATGCTTGGATGTGGCAGACTTTAGTTAAACCAGAAGTACTTAATGAATTGAGAGTTAAGAGAACCTTATATAGAGATGATAACAACAATGCTAAGGATGATGCTATTCCATCAGTAGCAGCTAATTTCACACAAGCTGGTACAGATCCTGGTCAAAGCAGGCAACAAGAATAATGACAAGAAAAGATTCTAAAAACAAGTTTGATGTACATAATACTTATGAAGATATTTATAAGCATTATAAAGTAAATACAGATAAGCCAATAGATAAAGCTAACCATGCTGCAGTATTGGCTGATACTTTTGAAACTCTAATGAACATGGTAATCAAAGATGGTTACTCATTAAAGTTTCCACACAAGTTTGGAGAATTGGAAATACAAAAGAAAAAACAGAAGATAGTTTATAATGAGAATGGTTCTATAAATAGAATCTGTTATAAAATTGATTGGGGTGAGACTAAGAAACACTGGCAAACAGTTTATGGTGATATCTCATCTGAAGATTTAAAACAGATTAAGAATAAACCTAAAATCTATTGTAAGAATAAATATAGAATGAAGTTTAAATATATTAAAGATAAAGCTGTATATAAAGGTAAGTCAGCAGTAATGTTTATACCAAGTAGAAAATGGTGTAGAGAATTAGCTACTCATCTTAAAACAAATCCTTATAGAACAGATTATAAAGAACAATGATTATAAAATTAAATGCTATGGCAGACAATAAAAAAAGGTGGGAGAAATCAGAAACTGCTGATGGAATCACTAAGAGAGTATCAGTTGAACAAGTTGAAAATGGTTACATTGTAACTATGGAAAAATATGGTAGACCATCTATAGATGATGAAGATGATAGCAAATATACTAATGATTGCAAGAAATATATTTCTAAGAAAAATCCTCTTGAAGGTATGGCACCTAAGACAGAGAAAGAATCTGTAGAAGATAAAATTCTTGATGGACTAGAAAACTTATCCTTTTAATAACTATGGCTACTTCAGGTAAACTTATCAGTTTAAAAACTATTGTAGAGAGAGTCTACATGGATTTTGGATTCAATTATTCATTATCATTCACAGAAGCTGCTGAATGGGCTGGTAGTTTACTTGCTTTACTTAAAGCTCCTGTAGTATTACAACACCATGTTGAAGAGATTGTAATTGATGAAGGTAGAGGTAAACTCCCTTGTGATTTAGAATCTATTATACAAACTGCTAGAAAAGTAGAAGGTGTTAGTGATGGTTGTTCTACAGGTGTAATTGCTACATTAGATAGAGGTACACAGTATGTAGAAATCTCTGCTATTGATATTGTAAATAGAAAGTTTAAGTTATGTGGTTGTAATGCATTCACTACTTGTGATGAGTGTACTACTGTTGAAGGTCCAGATATTCCAGGAAATATTCCTTGTGAACCTCGTAAACCTATTATCAGAAGATATGGTGGTGGTACTGAAAGACCTAACTTTAGATTAGAGCCTATGAGATGGGCTACTGATTCTTTTAATAATAGTATGCATTGTACTAATTATGATTATGCTTGTGGTCGTGGAACTAGTACATATACAGTAAATGGTAATTACATATTTACATCTTTTGACCATGGTTCTGTAATGATGGCTTACTTAGCTATACCTACAGATGAAGAAGGTTATCCTTTAATTCCTGCAGATGAATGGTGGAGACAAGCAGTACAATATGAAATTGCTTATAAGATTGCAATGAAATTATTTATCCAAGGTAATATTGCAGATAAAACATTTCAATACATTGAAAAAGAAAGAGATTGGAAAGTAGGACAAGCTGTTAATAAATCTAAAATGCCTTCTATTGATGAGATGGAATCATTTAAGAATCAGTGGCTTAGACTTATTCCAAATTATAACAACCATACTACATTCTTTAAGAATATGCAGATGCCAGAGAGAATGTTTAATCATCCATATAGATACTTTTAATATATGCCAGCTAGTAAAAATACATGGAATAAGGGACTTAATTCTGATTTATCTAAACTAAAAAGTCAACAAGATAGTTATTTAGATGCTAAGAATATTAGAGTACTTACAGATGAAGGTACTTCAAGTTTAGCCATAGAAAATATTAAAGGCACTAAACTTAGTTTTAAATTACCGCAAGTTCAAAAAACTTTTAAAGTTGATTTTACAGGTGTTGAGGGAAATGTAACTGTTTTTATAGATAGAATAGATACTATTGATGGTTTTGTAATTCAAAATGCAGCAGGAAAATCTAATCAAATTATTGCTGATGAACTAAATACTTTAATACAAGCATCTACTCTTTTATATGATAATCAATATATTAAAGCATACTACAATAATAACTATATAGTTATATATGATTTTTTACCGCAGTCAGAAGTTGATGCTGGTATATCTGGTATTAATGTTCAAACAACTCCTTCTGCATCTGTTATTAGAACTAGAGCTGTATATAACCATACAATACTTGGTTGGGGATATTATAATGACAACTTAGTTATTATTAGTTGTGATGCAAATAGTAATTCTGAAACTCCTGTTGGAACAGAAGGTTTTATATGGGATGTTAGATATATTAATCAAGATAATACTATTTCAAATCCTGATGGTGATTATTTAAATCCACTTTACCATCTTAAGTATGCTGGTAAATTAGATTTATCTAGACAGTATGCTATCTATAAACATTTAAAATGTAGATATGAAAGTTCTGAAATAATAAGATTAGTGTGGACTGATTGGAACAATAACCTTAGAACTTGTAATATAGCAGAACCGCAAATATGGGCAACACCTGAAACTGTATTTTCATTTTTACCAGTACATGCACCACAAAAACCTGTAGTATCAAGAGTTATACTTGGGGGTAATTTACCTGTAGGTAAGTATCAATATTTTTATCAATTATACACTGAGCAAGGAGCTGTATCTACTTACTCTCCTTTAAGTAATTTAATTGGATTAAATGCTGGTGATTTAAGCTATGCTCAAAATGGAGGATTACAAGGACAGCCAGCTGGTAAATCTACTGAGATAACTATTATTAATTTAGATACTAACTATTCTTTTATAAGATTAGGTTATGTTATATATCAAACTGCGGATAATCCAGAGGCTTTTTGGTTTTTTGAAGATATTGTACCTCAAAGTGGTACATATACTACAACACATAATGGTAATGAAAACGATATACCTATTGAACCATTCTCTGTAATAACTAATTTAAATAAACCACCCAGCATCTTTAAAACTATTGATGTAGTTAGAAATAGATTATTTGCAGCCAATGCAAAGACTATAAAATTTGATATGGATGGTGTATTTGATACTAGAGCATATAGATATACTAGGGTTAGTAAACTTGCTAAATTATATAATGAACAATCAGATGTATTTGGTTTTCCAAGTGTACTTATAAATGGTGCTACAAATACTGTTAGTATTGAAAATGTTACACAAACAGGTACTTTTTATGAACAGTTATTAGCAATACCTGATTCTTTTGATTTAATTAATCCATTTAATAATGAAGATCCAACTAATGATTTTAATAATAATAATTGGATTACAAACTCACAATTTAAATATCAAAAAGATGGCTTAACTATAGGAGGATCAGGTCCTAACATATCTTATGATTTTTGTATAGCTAATAACATTGCTGAAACAGGAAACTTTCAACCAACAGGTAGTCCTTATCTAGGACCTAGATTAGATTATAATGGTATTTATGCATCAGAATTTAATGATACATATACTTATGCAGCTGGAGCAAGTCAGTGGTTAGATACACCTAAAAGTCCATTAATTGAAACATTGTTTACAGGATACTCAAGAGGTGAAGTTTATAGATGGGGTATTGTATTTTTTGATAAATATGGTTTTCCATCTTATGCTAATTGGATAGGAGATATCAAATTTCCATTTTCAACTGATGATAATGGAAATTATGGATTAACTAAAGAAACTACAGGAGTTAATGGTAGTCCGTTTTTCCTTATTAATGATCCTACCAAAGTAAAAAGAACATACGGTACTGGACCTGACCCATTTAATATATTTAATATAACAAGTAATACTGATATAATTTTAAATGGTAATTTTCTTTGGAATTACAATGCTGTAAATTCTAATAATACATCTTCACAGTTTTGTGATGAGTTAAATGCTGCTGGTATTGGTTTAACTGCAACAGCTGTTTTTCCATCAGTTTCAAATAGTCCAATTATGATTTCAGGAGCTCCTTCAGGATCTACATTATCATTATACAGGCATATTAATCAGGTAGGTAATAGTGGGTCTGATCTTTATTTACTATCTCCTACTAATCCAGTAGAGACACAGCAACTAGGAATTACATTTTACTTAGATACTACAACTCCTCAATTCCAAGCAATTAAAGATAGTATATCAGGTTGGTCTTATGTTAGAGTAAAGAGAGATGTAGTTAATAGTACTAAATTGGGTACAGGATATTTACAACCTACATTCCAACTATTTAACAATTCAAATGCAGAAGATGGCCTTGCTTTAATACCATATGAAAAAGGATATATGTCTTCCTATGTACGTACAGGAACAAGTCAACTTAATTCAAGGTGGAATTATCTTGCAAGTAGAGTTAGAGCACAAAACCAAGTTTTTGTAGCCCCTAATTTTTTAACTAGATCTGTTGGTGGATTTTCACAAAGAGACTACATAAGATTTATAGGAAGAACAAAAGTGTTACCTAATGCAGTAAAATACTGGCAAGAAATACTTAGTCCTGATTTTAATAACTATGATCCAGGTAATGGAGGTGGTGTTGGTTCTTTTATGTATTATGTAAAATCCAATGACTTTGATTACAATTATTTAGATTCAGGAACTACATATCCACCTTCATCAATAGCTACAACAAGTAATTATTTAAATGTTAATAGTACTTGGGAAGTAAAGGCTAGATTATGGGTAAATAAAAGTACTACAGGTAATTACCTTGAACCTACTTTAGGTCCACTATTTACTAAGTTTTATAATATGTCTGATGGTGGGCTAGATTTTAATATGTATACTCCTATTGATAATTTAAAATTTACACAATGGGGTACTCAATGTGAAATAGTGCAATTTGATTCTGCAAGGTCTTATCCAGATACAGCTAATGTTTATGGAGATTTAGTACAATTTCCATTTTATTTAGCATCTTATGAAAGATTCTTAGCTAAACAATATGGTGGAGCTTCAAGGTCAGCTAGATATGGTAATCAGTATATACTTACAAATCACTTTATGCCTTATCCATCAATACCTGATGCTGTAATAAGAAATGATGTTTATGGTGGAGATACTTATGTTAATTATTTTGATTGGCAAAGATCTAATCCTAATGGTAGTGATGTAAGTGGATGGCCTGTTGAAACTGGCCCAAATGGTGTAGATGCAAACTACAGACCTACAGGAGTAGCAGTATTCTTTCCAGCAGAATGTATTTTTAATGCAGATTTAAATACTTCTACTGCAGGACATGCATCAGTTAGACCTGATACAGCCCCAATGGATATAGCTAACTATACCTATAATCCAGCAATGTCTCAACAAAATACAACTAATGTATTTGTATCAAAAGGATTTAATCAAACTAGTGTAGGTGAAGAACCACATACTATATATGGTTCAGATCCTAAAATAGATAATGAAAGGTCAGATGCTTGGAGAACATTGTTTATTAACAACTCTTTATCTGTTAATGGTAACTATGGTGAGATTAATAGAATAGCACAATTTAAAGATAAGTTGTTTTACTATCAAAATGATGCTGTTGGTATAGCAGCAGTTGATGAAAGAATTCTTGAAAATGATGGTGATGTTAATCAAACTCAATTAGGTATTGGTAGACTATTACAGAGATATGATTATATAACTACAGAAACAGGATGCAAGCATTCTTTTGCTGTAGAGACTACAGGTGATGGTATTTACCATTATGATTCTTTTATTAATAAACTATTTAAATATACATTAGGTAGATCAAAAGCAGACTCTGATGGTATGAATCCATTAACAGATATTAAAGGATTAGTAGGTTTCTTTAGAACTGCATTTGTTGGTAGTACTCTTAAATCAGAAGATAAAATATTAAGAAAAGATAGTAGAGTAGGTATTGTATCTGGATATAATTCAGAATACAATACTGTATATTTTACTTTCTTTGATGAAGAAGAAGGTATTCAACATACTATATCTTATAATGAGTTAATGGATGCTTTTGAATCATTCTATGATTTCTACCCATCTATGTATCTAAATATGAGAAAAAGGTTTTTATCATTAGATCCAAATATTACTGGTAATGGTTATATGCATAATCTTGGGTTAAGAAATAATTTCTATGACCAATGGTTTCCATCAACTGTTAAGTTTAGAGTTAATGAAAATTCAGATCTTGTTAAAACATTTGATAACTTTCAGATTAATACTGAAGTTATTATAAACAATTTACAAACTGCAAGAACAGTTACCTCTTATTCTATTTCTAATGACTATCAAATTATTCCAGAAATAGATGCTAACTTTGTACAAAAGATAAGAAGTTGGAGAATGATTATTCCAAGAGACGAGACTAACCCTGCATTGACTATTAAACCTAGAATATCAGATAAGTATATGGATGTTACATTTAATTATTATGATAGTAATGGTGGTTTAGGAGATGATATATTTAGACTACATGATGTAATAACAGAATATTCAATGAGAAGTAAAATTTTACCTAAATAAGCATGGCAGAGAAAAATTCACTTTGGAAGAACATTAGAAATAAGGCTAAGCAAAACAGAGCCTCTGGTGCTACACCTAAAAAGCCTACTACAGAAATGCTTAGGCAAGAAAGAAAGATTAGAGCTCAAAAAGCTGGTGGTGGACCAGTAAAAGAAAACCCATTGTATAAATCTAATGAAGATTATGCATATAATCAATGGGTGCAATCTATGCCTGAAAACCTTAGACAAGAATCTCCAGGTTATAACATGAGAGGTGCTTGGGAAGGTGGGTTAGAACCTGAAATGTTTTACAGAGATGAGCAAGGAACCTTTAGAACTGCTCATGAACCACATCCATTTAATCCTACATATGAACCACATTTAGGAAGTAGAAATCCTAATACTGGAGAAATATTAAAATCACCAGAACACCATACTTATGATATGGCTATTGAAGGTGATATTAGAGCAGGGTATACTCCAAGAGTAGATGCTAGAACAGGTACAATGTATTCAACTAATTCTAGTGATCCTACAACAGCAGGACCATTTAAAGAATATGCTACAGGAAGCTTTGTAGGTGAAGATGATGAACTTGAAAAGAAACTTGCTGACTTAAGAAAACAAGCAGCAAAACCTGCTAACAAAGTACCTACTGCACAAGAGAATTTTATTAATGCTACTAAAAATATTCCTAATTATAGTATGGATCCTAATTACCAAGCTCCAGCTGTAGGAACTAATTACACTACTAAAGAAGAAATGTCTGCTAGACCTTACCCAGCATCTGGTAAAATAGATATTGATCCAGGAGCAGAGTTGTTGCCTTTTGCTGTTTTTGAAGCTATGAGTATTCCAGGACTAGTTAAAAACTATAAATATAACATGAATCTTTATAAAAATGCTCCTACTATAGGTAATTTTAATATGGCACATCCAAGAAATTTAAAAAGAGCAAAAGATGCTTTAAATAAAGCTGCAATAATAACAGCATCTGAAACTGTGCCTGAACTTATTAATGCAGCTGGAGGATATACTATAAATAATAATAAATCTATGAAAAATAATAATCAATCTTGGAAAGAGTATCTTAAGTATGCACAAGGTGGACATACTAATCCATATAACCAATATCAGGATGACCAATATCTTCAATATGAAGTAGGTGGTAAAGTATGGAAAAACATTGCTGCAGGTTTATATGGAGCAGGTGAAGGTATATTAGATACTGTAACTATGGGAGCTACTGATGAATTAACTGATAAAGGATTTGAAGCTCTTAGTAAAGCAGGAAATAAAAACATAGATTTAAATAATCCTGATGATGTTAAGTTTTTAAAATCACAGCAAAAAGTTAAAGGTTATAGTAATGCAGCAGGTGCTATTGGTACTGCAGCAGTTACAGGTAATGTTCAAGGTGCTATCAAGCAAGGTACTAAAGGATTGAATACTGCATTCCAAGCTACTGATGGTATGAGTGATGATTTTAAAAAATGGTCACAAGGAGTTACTGGTGTTGCAGGAGTTGCTTCTGGATTTGCAGGAGGTATGAATTCAGATAGTTTTAATGCTGCTGCAAAAGCAGGAACAGGTGTTGCAGGCTTTGGGCAAAAAGTAGGTAAGTATTCACCATTAATAGGACAAGCTTCAGGATTTATTGGAGGTAATGACCAGCCACTTTGGCAACAAGGTCAAGCACAACAAGATACTTTAAATTCTCCAGATTATATTGCAGCACAAAGAGAAAAAAATGCATCTTATACAAACCAAGGATTAATGTATGGTCAAGGTGGAAACATGTCAAATAATTCATTAAATTTGCGTGACACTATGGGGTACAATAGATTTGCTCAAGGCGGTGCATTTAATCAATATGGAATAAATATGATTCCAGAATCTGCAGGATTGCATCATCAAAGTGCTTATGGTGGTGTACCTATTGGACCTAATGCTTTAGCTGAAGGTGGAGAGATTAAAATGGATAATGGTGATGGTAGCCAATATATAGTATCAGACCAAGTTGATGGTGCTGAAACTCAAAAAGATTTTACCTTTTCTAAAGGCGGTAAGTATAAAGAACTTAATAGAACTTTAGCTGATGGTATGAAACAAGACCTTAACAAATATACTTATGGTTCATTAGCTACCAGTGATAGAGTTAAAGGTGATTTAAGAAGACCTAATGATTCTTACTCTCAAAGTACTGTAGAGCAAATTAAAAATAAGTGGCAACAGAAAACAGAATATGCTAGACAACGTAGTCAGCAAGAACAAGCTATTGCACAAGCAGAAGAACAAAAGAGAATGGCAGAAGAGCAGTACATAGCTGCTTATGGTGGTAGAATTAATCCTAAGAAATATCCAGGATTAAATATGACTAAAAAAGCTAAAGGTGGTTATGTTCATAATCAAATGATTCAACCTATGTTAGCTGAAGGTGGTCCATTATATGGAGACCCTGCATCACCATATACTTATGCAATGGGTGGAGTTGGAAATAGTATAAATACAAATCAACCTAGTAATCAACCAAGATATACTTCTTGGGAAGATATGAGAACAAAAATGAATGCAGCTCAAGCAGCTAAACCTCAACTAACTTTAGATCAGCAAAGAGCACAAGATAGTCAAACTATGGGAAGAATAGGTCAGATATTTGATTCTTATAATCATCCTAATACACCTAATCTTGTTAGCAGTCCTAGACCTATTAATTTCCAAGTACCAACTGGCTATGCTCAAGGTGGTATGTATGGTGACCCATATGCTAGAGGTGGTCAAATAGATTACACTAATGATATGTATAGTATGTATGCAGGTGGTGGTCCAATGCCTAGTGATTTACCACAAGCATTTAATGGTCCTGCTGCACAGAATAGTAATGGTATGTATTTATACCCTGAAGGGGGTCCAGGTGTAATACCAACAGGCAATCCAATATACACACCAGATTCTGGAATAGAACAGTTTGCTCCTGATGCTTCTTGGCTTGATGGTGGTAATCAAGTAGCTGCTCCAGGAAATGTTGTTTCTTGGCCTTCATATCCTGAGACTTATGGAGATATGGAAGACCCTGAAGGAGTTTCTTTAAACATGCCTACTAATGACCCAAGAAATAGAAATAGACGTGGTTTTGATTTTGACTTTGATTTTAATTTAAGAGATTTAGGTAGAAAATGGAAACATAGAGGTAGAGGACATTCTAGTGGAAAACCTCAGAGTAGGAAATGGGGAGATACTATTTGTACTGTACATCCTGATGGTGGTTCAATATATTATGATTTAGGTGGTATTCTTCCACCAACTGGTACACCTCCACCAACTACTGAATTTAATTTTGAACAAAATCCAAATTATTTAGTAACTCAAAAAGGACCAATACTTGCATCATCAGATACAACAGCTACACCTCAACCCCCAAAAGCTGCATACATTCAAAGACCATATATGAAAGGTCATAGTAGTAAATACTATAATTTATATAGTACTGATCCTGAAGAAAGAAAGAAAGCTTTATTAGCAAATAAAGCAAATAATGCAATGATTGATATTGAAAAAGGTAAAAGTACTGGTCCACAAAATCTGTTATCTACATTTACTAAAGCAGATGGTGGTATGATGCCTTCAGAACAACAAATGCAACAAGAACAACAAGGTGGTCAAGACCAAATGATGCAAATGGTTCAACAAGTTGCACAAGCAATTGGTGGTGGTGCAAACCCAGAGCAAGTTATGCAACAAGTTATGCAACAATTAGTACAAGCTGGAGCACCAGAAGAACAGGCAATGCAACAAGCACAGCAAATTGTACAAGCTGCTATGCAAGAAGTACAAGGTCAGCAGCAACAACAACCTATGCAAGAAGGACAGCAAATGCCTCCTCAACAAGGTATGGCTAGAGGTGGTTACTTTAATGGTAAAAGACAATACTATACAGGTGGTACAGGTGGTACAGATGGACCAGTAAGACCTTTAACAATGCAAGAAGCTGTTGATGCAGGAGAATATAGTCTTTACCCAAAAGTTACTTCACGTACTGGTGAATTTGAAGACCAATTTTATAATACTAGTACTGGTCCAACTGGTTCAACTTTTGCATTTGCAAATAACCAACCAGCTATTCAAGAAGAACAAGCTCCTATGAGTTTAAAACCTAATGTAGTTAATAATCAAAGTAACAGAGAAGAACTTTTAAATGTATTACCTACAAAAAAACGAGCAGAAGATAAATTAAAAGAAGATAAAAAGAAAGAAGATAAAAAAGATAATAAAACTAATACAACTACAACACAACAACAAACTCCAAAAGGTTCTAAAATGTCTGCTACTGATTTAGCTTTTATGGCTGCTCAATTAGCTGGACCTGCTTATCAATTCTTTCAAAAGAAACCAGAAGCTTTTCAATATAAAAAAGGAGAAGCTAAAACACTAGATTCTTCAACAGCTATTATGCTTGCTGACCAAGCTTTAAAAGAATCTGAAGCTGGAGCTGGTTATGCTATTAGACAAGCTGCTCCAACAGCAGGAAGTTATTTAGCTAACATTAGAGCTAATGCTTTAGACTTTGGTAAAAAACGTGGTGCAAGTTCAGCTGGTATTAGAGGTCAATATGACTTACAAAATACAGGAATTCTAAATCAATTTGAGCAATATAATACTGAACTTGAAAACAAAGCTATTGATGCTATGCAGCAAGATCAAGCTAACTATCAAGAACAAAGAACTAATGCTCTTTACAATGCAGGTGCTAATTTAGCAGGTATGCGTAAAGATTATAATGCTGGTGAGATTGATAAATTAATTGCTAATAACATTGGTACTAGTAATTACAAATATGACCAAGCTAAGCAAACCATAACTTATAAAAAACCTGATGGTAAAGAAGTTACAATACCTGTATCAACAGTATTAGGTGGTAATACAACAACATAATAAAATAAGATATGAATAGATTTTACAAACCAACACCAAGAGAATATGTATCTACACATGTAGATATGCCTTGGGAGTTTTTACAAGGAGCTGCTGAAACAAAACAAAAAGGTTTTGATACTGCAGTAGCAACTGGAGATGCATCTGAAAAGTTATTAAACTTTAAAGTTGCTCCTGGAGATATTGAAAACTACAAAAAGAAAGTAGGTCAATATAATTCAGAAATTCAAGGAGCTACAGATTATTTATTTGAAACTGGTGACTATACTAATGCTAGTAGAAAATTAGTTGGCACTGTAAGAAATATAACTGCAGATACAGATATTAATGAGATGAAAGCTTTTCAAGCTAATTGGGAGAAAGCATTAGAAGAAAGACAAAAAGACCCTGATTATAAAACTAGGTCTTGGTGGCAACAAGGTGAAGATTTAAATACAGCTACTTCTTGGAATCCTGAATTAGGTAGACACGTTAATAGATCTATTGATACAGGATACAAATCACCAGATTTAAATAAAGACTTAAGAGAAACTTTTGGTACATTACATATGTCTAAATCAGAAACAGGTTATGATATAGTAAATGATGCAACAGGAGAAATAGAACATATAACTACAGGCGGTGGATCTATTACTCCAAAGTATATTGAATTTAGAGCAAAAACAATATTACCTAATTATTTACAAACCGCTTCTGGAAAAGACCATATTATACAAGCACAAAAAGAAGGTTACACAGGAGATGCTTTAATGAAAAGAGCTTCTGAAATTGCATATACTAATTTGTATAATCATGGATTACAACAAATACAAAGTGAATCAAAAAATATACGTAGAAAAGATTATCAACCTGAATGGAAAAGAAATGAAATATTAGGAAAAGTAGAAGCTGAGAAAAAATATATTCCTGATAGTTCTTTTGTAGTTACTAAAGAGCAAAAACCTATTACAACTAGTGATTTATTACCACTTGGTGCTAACGCTAAAACTAATATGTTTGGTAGTGGAGATATTATGAAAATAAAATTTGCACCAAAAACTTTTAGTGATTTAGCTCCTAAATACAGAGCAACAGCTGAAGCTGCTTATAAAACTTTATATGGTGAAGTTAAATATAATGAAGTTAAATCTGGTAAAAAAGAGTTAACAACTGCTGATCTAAATAATTTTGTGTCTTACTACAACAACCTTAATCTAGGTTTAAGAAGTAATACAAACACAGCATCAATTCCAGATGTAAAATTACTACATAATGATTTATTTGGGTTTAAAGAAGATGCAGTTCCAGGCGGTGTAATTGCATCAGGTGCAGGTAGAAATTATCCACCTAATACTAAAGTATATGATGTTATAAATAGTGAATGGACTACTTTAGGGCAAATTGAAACAGCAAATGGAGATAAAGCTATTAAATACACAGTAAATAAAGAATACGGATCTCACAATCCAATATATCAAATATCTGGTAAAGACCCTTATTTTGCACAAGGTTATTCAATAGTTGGTACTCAAGGCAACAAAACTTTCCAATACATTTTACCAACTAATACTAAAAATGATGAAGCTACTATGGAAGCAGAAGTAAATAATGCTATATACAGTAGTGGATTACCTACGCATGTAAATTTATATAATCAAGATTATACTATTTTACACCAAAAAGGACCTAATGGAAAAGATGCTTTTTCTTTAGTTGATGTTAATCCTACTAATGGATTAGTAAAACCACATTTGATTAATAATCAACCAGCTATATTTGAAACTCCAGAAGCTTTAATAGGTACTGTAGGAGCTGTTATACAAATGGCACAAGAAGCACAAGAGAAACAAGCAAAAAAAACTAAATAAGCTATGCCTGGAGAAAACCTTGGTACCACCACTATTGCAATTCCTTTACAGAAAATAAAACCGTATAAACCTACAAGTACTACACAAGCAGTACCTGAAACTTATGCTGGTCCTCAATCTAGATATGATGATAATTATTTCATAGATCAAAGTAAAATGAACTCTGAATTTTTTCAGAGTATGAGAGCTGAAAATCAAGGGTTTGGTATGGAACTAGCTACCGCTGGTGCTAACCTTATTCCTAATATTGCATTAAGTATTGGTGAAACTGCTGGTTATTTATTTGATGTTGAGGATTGGTCAAACATGATTCAAGGAAATAAAACTGATTATGGTAATGCTATAACTAAATGGGCTAGTGATAACAAGAATCCCTTTGGTCAAGTATACACAAAAAGCACTGATGGTGGTTTTGATATGTCAGACTCTGCTTGGTGGGTATCTAATGGTGGAGGGTTAGTAGAGTCTTTAGTTGCTTTTGGAATAACAGGATTTGGTGTTGGTAGTGTATTAGGCAAAAGTGCTTCTATGCTATCAAAAACATTAGGTGCTTATGGTAAAACTAAATTTGCTATTGAGGGTGCTGCTAAATTAGGTACTTCATTATCATTAGCATATAGTGAAGGTGCTATGACTGGTGCTCAAGTATTTAAAGATGTGTATGATGATACCTATAATTTTGAGTATTTAAAAAATGTAAATGCAGGTATGGGGGATAAGGAAGCTAAAGCAAGAGCTCATTATACTGCTACTGATGTTGCAGGTGAAGGTGCAACTAAAGCTGTTAGAACTAATACACTAATTAATACATTTTTAAATATACCTGAAACAAATGTTCTATTTAGAAGTATGGGTGCATCTAGATATATAGATGATGCTTTAAAACTTCAAAAAGGAGAATTTGCTAGAGATGCTGTTGAAAGAATAAAGAAATTTGATGTTAATAAACATTTAACTAGACAAGGTATAGAACATTGGGGCAAAGAAACTGGCAGTGAAATGTTAGAAGAGATGGTCAATGTTTATGCTGAAGAGTCAGGTAAAAATGTTGGTAGGCTAGCTACAGGACAAGACATTGTTTCTCTTGGAGATATGCTAGCTAATGATGATATATGGGCAGCAGGATTCTGGGGTGCTATTGGTGGTAGTATGAATGGTTTTGTTATGGGTAAAATGCCTAAGTGGGTTGTCCAAGAAGATGGAACTAAAAAAAGAACTACTGTTGGTGCATATAATAAAGAACAAGTAAAAGATAAATATAAAGAACAATTAACTGACCTTCAAGATAGATTAACAGAATTTGTTGATGCTAGAGATGCTTTAGATATAGCAGCTAAGTCAGGTGATGAAAGAGCTTATAAAGAAGCTGCTGACAAAGTATTTAGTTATAATAGTTTCAACTCTATTGTAAAAGGTACTGAAGAACAGTTACTAAATGATTTTCAAGAGATAGCTGCATTTACTCCTGAGCAAGCTGCACAACAAGGTTTTGCATCAGACTACAAAGAAAGAGCTACTGAAAAAATACAATCTGTTAGACAAAATACAGCAGAGTGGAATAAGATTCAAGATAGACATTCTTCACAGGATTTAGATCAAGCAGGATTTCCTGAAACTATTTTTCAGCAACACATGAATGTTCAGAATAATAAAAAGATTATTCAAGATAACACAATTGAACTTGCTAAATTAGAATCAGAGATAGCACAAGCACATGTATTAAGAGGTACAGATTTAACAACTACATCTTTTAATGATGTTAAATCTAGTATTGATGCTGTTGAGCATGCTTTTGAAATGGCTGCTAAAGATTTAAGTGATATTGACTCATTAAGCACACTTGATAGTAAAACTAGACAGAAAAAAATAGCAGAGCTTAGTAATAAATATGGTAATATTGAAAATGCTAAAATACAAATACAAAAGCATTTAGAAGAACTAGAAGAAAAAAGAGAAGACCTATTTAATAATTTAGAAATTCAAAAAGAAAATTTCTATTCTTTCATTGACCCTGAAAACACAATGTCAGATGATGAAAAACTAGATAGATATAAAAATATAATTGCACAGAATAGTTCAGATATATATTCATTAACAGAAGGTAAGAAAGTATTAGAAACAAATAGAAAGATACTAGCTTCACAGATAGAAGAACTTAGAGTATTAAAAAGTGATAAAGGTCTTGAAAGATTTAAAGCTCTTAAGAAAGAAAAGATGGCTGAGAGAGATGCTCTTGATGCTCAAGCTGCTGCTAAAGCTAGAGCAGAAGCAGAGGCTAAAGCTAAAGCTGCTAAAGTTGAAGAGATTAAAGTTAAAAAGAAAGAAGCTCCAGAAACAGTAACACCACAAGAAGAAGAGATTATACAAGCCAACACTCCTGTAGAAAGTTTTGAAGAAGGTGTTTACTCAGGTGAAGGTTCAAATAAAGAAGGGTTAGAAGAGCAGTATAAAGAAATTACAAAGATAGCTGATAACTCAGATGAAGAAGGTAAAGTTAAAGACAGCTCTGGGCAAACTATTTCTGTTGGAGATAAACTTATGTATGGTTCTAACAAACTAGCTTATGCTAGTACTGTTGAATATATTGTAGAAGATGATAAAATTAAACATACATCATTAAAACTTAATCCTGAGACTAATCCTGATTTATTAACTGATAAATATGTACCAGGAACTAAATTAAAGATAAAGAAGTTAACACCAGAAGAATTTAAATCACATGAGTTTTTTGCTCCTGATAATATTAAATTTATAGATGAAGTAGGTAGAGAAATATTAGTTGCTAATAAAGGACAGAAAGTAACATTTGAAATGTTAAGCCATCCTTATATGCAACCCATTGGTATATACAATGAAGCAGGAGAGTATCAAGCTATGCTGCATGCTGTTACTTATATTAATGATAATAGAGTTGTATCTGAGAATGTAGAAACTGATTTACAAACTTTAATTAATATTAGAGCTGCTGTTACAAATGAATTTCAAGATATTAAACTTAGTTCTAAAAGTAATGGTAAACTAAACCAGTTACCAATGTTCTATAGATTATCAGAACTTATTGATGAGAATGTAGAGTTTGCTATTGCAACATCATCTATTCAATTAAACACTAGTAAAGTAACACCTGTTGAAAATTTAGCTAATACTAAAGGCTACAAAGTAGGTCAGGTATATGCATTAACTGTTATGCCTGATGGTAGAAAGTTAGCTGTACCTGTAAAGACAACTAAGATTAAAGAAAACCCACAAGTACTTACAGAGTTAATGTCTGCTTTAGATATTTTCTTAAAAGGAGGTAATAGAGAAGACTTACAAGCTGTTTTTGGTAAATACTTACATTCAGTATTTAGTAAAGATAAACTAACACCAGATGGTAATTCTTTTCAAGAAGACCCTAATGGTAATGATAGATTCTATATTGACTTTACTTCAACAAATGTTAAAGGTATTATATTTGGAAAAGCAGGATTTTCTAAAAACTTTATTAGTGGTGATACACCTATAGATGCTTTAGAAGGATTAAAAAAAGAGTTAGCTTCTATTATTCAAGAGAGTTATATCAATCTTAATTTTCAAAGCTTAAAAGACCCTGATTTTGTAAAAACATATGTAACAAGTAATGTTAGATTTTATCCATTACCTAATGGTAAGGTAACTGTGTTTGATAATCCAGTACTTGGATTTGACCCATCTACATTAATAAATGCTACAGCACCTGCTGCTAAAGTAACACCACAACCTATTGTTACACCTACAACACAAAGTTCTGAATCTGTCTTTAATATAACTATTGAACAGATAAAAAACAATATAGCAGAATTAAGAGCTAAAGAACAAGCAGAGTATGCTGCTATTGATCCTAATGATACAGCAGCAAGAAAAAAGATTTATGAAGACTATAATAAATTAATTACTACTTTAATAAATGAAGCAGAAGCTGATATAGAAAAAAGAAAAGAAGCAGAGTTAGAATTAGAATCTGAAAGAATTGTAGAAAGTACTGAAATTTGGAAAGATGAAGAAGGTCGTTTATTTAGAATTGATAAACTAAAAAACGGTAAACAAAGATTAGCCGCTACAGATGAAGAAGGTAAACTGCTTAGTGTAATAGATATCTATGAAGGTTCTGTATCTCCTACTAAGTTTATAGCAGATGGAGAAAAAGTAAAAGACCAAGAAGTAAAAGAAAATAAGATAGTAGATAAAATTAATGCTAAATATAAAGAAGAACTAGATGCTGTAAAACAAGTTAAACCTACTACTACACCTATTTCTGATATAGAAACTAAAAAAGCAGATATAGAAACTGCTTTTGATTATATAACTACTCGTAAATATAAAGGTGAAAATAATAGATTAAATGAAATAAATAAAATTGGAGAAGATCTTGCTAAACGCTTTGTAGCTACTCTTAAAGAAAAAGGTTTAGTTAAAGAAGACTACAGAATGGCTCCTAGAACTGATGGGTCTGTAGAAAAAATGAAAGTAAATACAGATGATAAAGGTAATAATTTAGGAAATGATTGGAGTACTGCTGGTAAATTTAAAGATGAGTTTAGAAAATTTGTTAATGTAGAATTAGCTTCTTTAAAAAGTAAAGCTACTACTACACCTACAGCACAATCAACTACAGATACTAAAGCTGAAATAGAAAAAAGATTAAAAGAAGAAATTATATCTTTAGAAAAAGATTTAAAGGCTATTAAATTTAAAGATGGAAATACACTAGGAAAAATGTTTCCTGATTGGTCAGTAGAAGCTGCTACTTTTATAAGAGAACATTTTAAAAAAGCTGTTACTGAAGAAGATTATAATAAAGCAGTAAGATATGAAAACCTAGTAAACCATTTTGATGCTGTAGTTAAAAATGAATTAAATAAATTAACACTTCAACCTACAGCTCAACCTACTGCTGCAGATATTAAAGCTGATATAGAAAATAGAATTGTTATTACTGGAACTGACCAAGGATTTGAAGTATATAATACATCAAATATTAAAAATGAGAAAGCAGGAACTGTAGCTGATGTTAGAAGAAAGTATTCTGATGATAAATATGAAATAGAATTTGGTAAAGGAGATGATAAAAAAAGTATTTTTTCTGATATAAATTATGGTCAAAAAGAAGATTCCTATCATTATTTTATAACAGATAAAAAAACAAAGAAGAGATACTACGTAGTAGGAATTAGCAGTAGAGTTACTGGTACTGATCCCCAAAGAGATGGAAGTCTATTTGCAACTATAGAGGACGATGGTAATATTACAGATTTTACAAGAACAGTATTAGAACTTGCTCTTATAAAAGAATTTGAAAATCAAACGAAAAAAAGAAAGAATATATTTAGACCTTTACCACAAAAATTTATTGACAAAGTAAAAGCTGCAGAACAAGCTGCTTTAGGGCAAGCTCAACCTACACCTGCTACAGAAACACCAACAACTCCACAAGAAAAAGGAGAGTTTTCTATTCAAGGTACATTTCGTGGATTAACTCATGTATTAGGTGATCCTGCTAATATGATTCCTGATCTTAGAGATACAGGATTTATTGATAAGCCAACTTTTTCTGAATCTGTTCAAAAAGGTAAAAAGTTTTTTACACTTTCTATTCCACAAGCAGATGATGTTTATAGACAAGGCTATTTATCAGTGTCTTTAGTATTTCCTGAAACAACAACTAAAACAATGGCTGATGTCAAAGCTGCTTTAGAAGCAAAAGTAGCTGAAGCTAAATCTGTTATTGCAACTGCAAGAGATAAAGGATCTAATGCAGAAGCTTTTTTAAAAAACAAGGTTAGTGCAGAATACACAGAACAACCTTCTGTAACAGAACCAGTACCTGTAGTTGAACAACAACCTGTACCACAACCTACAGTTGAATTAAAATCTGCTGGTGGAGCAAAGTTTAACTTGAAACTACCTAAAGAAGATTCAGATTTAAGTATAACTACTACAGAAGAACTAGGTGTTGAACAAGTAGCACAAGAAGTATTACCTGCTTTAGAAGATAGATTAAGAGGATTTTTATCATCTATTAATGTAGATACATTAGTTGTAGATAATTTACAAGAAAGATTAAAAGAAAAAGGATTGAATACTGATGCTGTTGCAATATCAGATATATTACACAAAGCAATATTCCTAGATTCAGAAAGGTATAATACTATGGATTATGCTGAAGAGGTTGCTACTTTTGCAATTGAGTTTATGGGAGCTAGTAAACATGCTGAGGCATCTCCTTTAATTAGAAAAGCACTAGACAATATATCAAGTTGGGAAAAATACCAACAATACTATGATTTATATAAGGATAATCCTATTTATAAAAACAACGAAAGAAAATTAAAAGTTGAAATACTTAGTAAGCTATTAGCTGAAAAAATAATAGAGAATAAAGATAAAACTAAAAAAACAAAACAAGATAAAAAGCTAACAACTTTAGAAACTATTATTAATGACATACTAGCTTTGTTTGATAAAATATGGAAATCAGATTACTATAGAGCTGTTGATAGATTTTTAAAACAAAAAGGTATTCAAACTAAAGGAGTTAATAAAATTAACATTAGACCTTTTGATGCTGTAATAAATGAGATTGTAGATGATATACTATTTAATAATACATCTAAAATAATTAATAATGCTAATAGAGCTAGAAAAGGAGAAACTGCTGTTTCTTTAAAAGAAGTTTTAGAAAACAATCCTACTATAAATGAGATATATAATAAACTAAACTCTTTAGGTTTTATGTTTACAGGTTCTCCTGCTCTTTCAAATGAAGGAACTATATACAGAGAATCTAATGATACTTTACATGATTTAGATTGGCAAGTACCAAAAGAGTTAGAAGATAATTGGTTAGACATAATAAAAGAAACTTTTCCAGAAATAGGGTATAAGATTAATGAAAAAACAAATCAAGCTCAGATTTTTAGTAAGGGTGAAAAAACTACTCACACTTTAATGATTAAAGGAATGCCTGTTGACTTTTTTATAAGTGTTAATCCTCCATCCAATAAAAATACATTTGGAGATATGAGATGGCAGGATACCTTTGAAGCTAAGATGGATATAGGTAGAGACAAAGACATCAGAGACTTAATTGACTTTAAAACTTTATTTAATGATTACTTTTCAAATCCTGGTTACTTATATTATTCTTTAGGTCAAGTTAAACCAGGAAAACAAATTGAAAAATATGTATCTTTGCAAGATAAGGTTAACACCCTTATAGAAGAAGGTAAAGCAACTAAATTTTGTAAGTAATGAGTAATTGTCAAACGACTTTCCAGGATAGAACTATCCCTTCTGGGGATTTTGAATTTCAAATAGCATCTAACCAAATTGATTTATCACCAACAGACAAGTCTGATTTAGATACAATGTCTTTACTGACATTAGACTTATCAACAATACCTTTACTATCTCCTGATAAGATTAACTCTGCTCAACAAGAGGAGATGATTAATTGGTTAACAGGTGAAGTAATTAACTTCTCATTAAATAATGCTGTTAAAGGTGTTGATGAAAAAGAGTTAATAAATAATGCTTTTAACGATGCATCAGAGCTTCTTAAAAGCGGTGCTTTACAAGCTGTAGAATTAGGTATACCAATATTAGAAGAAAGAATAAACAGTATTCTTGAGGTATATGATAAGCTAAAAGAGATTGTACAAATTAGAGTTAATAATTTTGGTATTGATTTTGAAGCTGATGCTGTTACACCAGAAGATGCTACTGAAAATTATGAAGAAGATAAAGCTTTAAAAGTAAATCCTTATACAAAAATTGGTCAGGAAATTAAAAGACAGCTTTTTACTATTTATGATTTAGATAGTTTACAAGAGGATGGTTCTTACACAGAAGATGATGTAAAAAGAACTTGGTTTGGATTCCCTGCTTACAAATCTATTAACCAAGTATTACCCACAATACTATCACACTCTAAAGATTTACCTGCAGAGTTTGATGTGATTAAAGCAAAGATGCTAGATAGCAAAGATGCTAATAAATGGTTTGTACCCTTACTTGATAAATTAAGTGAGGCTGATGGACAAGTTAGAAATCAGTTTTCTAGATGGGCTAGTAAAGCACAAATCAATTTAAAGTATTTATTGTTTGATACCAAGACTAATGAGTTTCAATTTAACAATAGTAACTCAGGTAGGCAAGTAGATATCATAACTAACAAATGGAAGAATAACCTTATACAAACAGAGCTATTTAAAATTAATCCAGACACTAATGAGTATGAGTTAGATAGAGAAAAAGCAGATGCTATAACTAAAAACTTTGAAGCATTCAGTGAAAAGTATAAAATGCTTAAAGAGAATTATCCAGAAGAGTTATTTACAGAACTGGCTGATATCTTAAAAAGTATTGGTGTTGATATTAAACCAAGAGAAATTAAAAGAATGCAAAGGTTTCTTGATACACAAGGAACCAAATGGGGGAATAGTCCAAGAGCTAAATTTAGTCAGTTCTTTGTAGCTGATAAAGGTGCAGTGGATTTTATGATTCAAAGATTATCTAAAGCAGATAAAGAAGCTGAAGGTTCTTTTAATAAATACAATCCACTATCTAATAATACTGGTGTTAGAGCATTAACATTGTTATACTCTTATTACCAAGAAATTTCTACTAATGATTCTTACAAGAATAGTAACAATGATACTATTTATGCATATAGTCCTAAGAAATATGCAACAGACCAATTTCAAAGAATAGCTGATACAGCTTATTTAGGTAGATTAATGGAAACTCAATTTGCTAGTAACTCTACTTGGGGTAAAGCATTGATGTCTGAGGATCCTGATACAAGAGCTAGATTTCTAGAAGTATTCACATTAGATTATTTTGATGGTGCTACAGGTAAAGGCTCTAAATTAAATACTCCATTTGACCAACTATCTGCATCTGAAAGAGAAAAGTTTTTACTGACTTGTTTTCAAAACCAAAATAGAAAAGTACAAAGTAAATACAGATATGGTTCTACTTCTTATCTAACTATGTCTGATAAGAAAACCTTAATTAGTGTTCAACATATATTAGAAGATGTTGATATTAATCCAGAAACAAATAAGCTAGGTAGTAAAAGTATTGACTTATTATATCAAGTATTTAAAGCAGAGCAGCAAAGGATTAGAGAATTTGAAGCATTAAGTGCAGAGAATAAAAAAGGTTTATCAAAAGAATATGTAAAAGGTGCAAAAGAGTATATCTTAAATCCTTGGGTTACAAAATATAAAGCTGAAGGAAAAGAACTTGACTCATCAGAAGATGTTAAAATAGCTATTGAAGAATACTATAATGATATTATAAATACTAAAATAGCTACTTGGAAAGAGGTTGGTATTATATCTACAGATAATGAAGATAATATAACTACAACTTTTGATAAAGAGTATTTTGAGAATGTTAAAAATAGTAAAGTAGGTAGTAAAGCAAATATTAATGCTGCTATTGCTTATGCTGCTATTGACTATGAAGTAAATACAATAATTGGTAACTTAAATCTATTTCAATTATTTGCTGGTGACCCAGCTAGTTATTGGAAAAACAATGTTGATGATACATTAGTAAATGTTGGTAAACGTCTAGCAGCACAGATTGCTCCTGGAGATTCATTAGCTAATACTAGATATACAGACATTGCTGGTATTAATGGGCATAGCTATACACAAGTTATTGCTAAAGACCATAAAATGATATCATCATCTATCAAGTATCTAACTAAGCTGCTTGATGGTAAAGAAGTTACTGATAAAGAGATTGAAGATTATAGAGCAGGTAATACTAAAGCAATAGAAGAAAAATATCCTAATGCTGCAGCTTACTTTGATATAGAAGCTACTGATGCTCAGGAATATACTACAGCATTAGAGCATGCTTACAATCTATACCATGAAGGTAAGTTATCTGATAAAGTATATAAAGACTTAGCAAATAAATTAATTAATGATAGAGAGTTAAGTGATAGTGATGTTAAAGTGCTAATGCAACCTATGAAACCAGTTTACTTTAATGGTGATGTTAAGTCAGCAGGTACTGGTTCATTAAATTATTATGATATGTCTTACATTAAGACTTCATCATTTCCATTGTTAAAAGAATTTACAGTAGGTACTGAGCTTGACAAGTTAAGAAAACAACTAGAGAAATTACAAGACCCAACTGGTTCTAAAGACCCTAGCCAAATTAAACTTGTTAGAATGGTAATGAGTTCAGGTATTAAGATTGGTGCTGTGCAGAATCCTGTAACAGTATTCAATCCTGATGGAACAGTTAATCCTGATATTGACTTTACAAGCTCTACAAAGTCTTTAACTAGAGATGGATATAGAATTCAGTTAGAGGTTCCTTTAAAAGATAAGAAAGAAGTTAATAGAGGTACACAAGAGATTAAACTTTTGTTTACAGATTTACTTGACCATAAATTTGCTAATGGTAAAACAGGACAACAGTTAAAAACTGAATACCTTGATTTAAACAGACAACTATTTAAAACTCAATTAGAGATATTTAAAAACCAAATAGATGCAGATGAAAAAGGTGAATTTAATATTCAACTATTAAGAGATAAACTAGTAGAAGAAGCACAATCAAGAAACTTTTCACTGAATGAGATTGAGTCTTTGAGACTAGTTGATTTAGACTCTGAAGGTAAGTTTGTAATTCCATTAGTTTTTAACTCAGCATCAGATAAGTTTGAAAGCTTAATGATTTCTTTAATAGATAACTCTGTTAGAAAACAAAAGCAAACTGGTTACAGCTCTCCATTAGGTTCATCTTCTGGATTTAAATTTCAGAATGACCTTAAAAGTATAGATAAGAGTAAAATTATTTGGGTTGAAGGTTTTGATCCATCAGGAGATTTAAAGCAACAAAGAATTGTAGATGGTAAAGTAAGAGGTTCACAAGTATTTGTACCTTGGAAATTCAGAGATAACAATGGTAAGCTTTTAAATGCAAAAGATTTTACTAAAGAGTTGCCTGATGGTAGAATAGTAATTGATCATGATAAATTACCAAAAGATATATTAAAGTCATTTGGATTTAGGATTCCTACACAGGGATTAAACTCAATGGCTTATATTGAGATTGCAGGATTTTTACCAGAAGAATCTGGTGACTTGTTAATTGCACCTGCTGAATTTACAAAGCAGATGGGTTCTGACTTTGACATTGATAAATTATATAGTTACTTATATACTACAGAATTTAATTATAAAACTGGTAAACTAGAAAAGTTTGTATTTAATAATAAAGATGTATTTGAAATACTATCTAGTACTAACTCTAGTTTAGTTACTAAAGACAATAAAGATTACAGATTAAAAACATTAATCAAAGAGTTTGGATATATTAAAGTAGCCAAATCTCTTTTCCAATTTTATAACAGTAAAATAGATACTCTTAAAAAAGAGTTAGATGATAAGTGGTCATTACATGAAGCTTTTGTAAGTAATGTACTAGACACTATTGATGTTAAAGAAGCATCATTGGATACAAATAAAACATTAATCAATAAAGCTTTTAGAGAGAATGAAATCTATGTTGCTTTCTTGAGAGATGAGTTATCAGAGTTAAGGTCTGTAATATCTGCATTAGAGAAAAATGAATTAGATGAAGGTGTTAATGAATACCTTGTAGATAAATTTGATATCTATGTAGATGAAGTAAGAACAGAAAGTATAAATGAATTACTTAGAAAAGAGTTTGAATTAAATAATAGATTAGAAAAATCTGTTGTAATAAAAGAAAGTCTTAAGAAGTTTAATGCTTCTATTAGTGATACTGTAAAAGTTGCTTTAGATATTAAGAATGATATTTTTGAGACTAAAAGAGATTTAAGAAATATATTAAAGTACACTAGTACATTACAGAATGAAATTCTAGATATGCACATCACAGTGCTATCTGACCCATCAGATTTAGTACAGTCTAAAGTAACATCAGCATTAGGATTTGGTAAGCTAGGTGAACTTAAAAAGGTATATGATAAAGAATCTAAATCAAAAGCAGAAAGTACTAGCCCTTTATCATCAGGATACCAATCTCAGAAATATTTATCTGCAAGAGGTGGTAAAGCAGGTACAGGATACTTTAGTGCATTAAATGTATTTGTATCTGTTATGCAGGGACTAGGATTAAAGTATAATGTATCTACTCCTGTAGATAATGGTAAATTTGCAATGATAGAGAAAAACCTAGTTATCCATAAAAAAGGTAATGGGTTGAGTAAGAATGTTGATAACATGAATAACCTTAAATCTGAGAATGCTGTAGCATACCAATCAGCAGCTGTGGATGATGAGAAAGAACAGATTATGGCTTCTCTTAATATCACATCAGAAACATTCTATGCTATTGGTGCATGGATATTAGATGGTCATTCACAAGAAGCTATTACAGGTATTTTAACTCAGCCTATTGTTGCTGAGTATATCAATGCAATCAATAATAAAACAGATATTTTTTCAGATTTTACTAAGAATGCAGATCTTATTGTGTTTAATGAGTTGTATGAAAAGTACTCTAAGATGACAGGTCTTAGTCAAGAAATATTAAATGAAACTGATTTTAATAATACTGTATTATCAGAAGATGTTTTATGGAATTCTTACAAAGCTACTACTAAAGATGCTAATTGGGCTATGACTCAATTAACTGCTCTACATAAATTTAGAGAAGCTGATGTTATGGGTAAAAGCATACAAAAAACCATCAGTGCATTTAGTGTGGATTCTAAAGGATTAGGTAAATCTTTTATAGAAGTTGGTTTAAAGTTAGATGATATTAAAACTGAAAGAGAAAGTGGTAAAATTACTAACATAGAAAAACTACTTAATCAATCTGTAGGTGGATTAGCTGTGCAATATTCTTTAGAAACAGTTCACCAACTATTTAGTAAGTTCTACCCATACTTAATTCCTGAAAGTTATAACAAAGTTACTTTTGATGAGTATTTACAAGTTACATTTAAAGATAATCTTTCAGCAGAGCAAAGAGAAAAAGAGTTTAGAGATTTCTATAACCACATGAAAGCTGGTGTGTATGCAAATATGCTTCAGCAACCTGGTGTAGATTTATATACTAGAAGAAAAGAGTTAATGTATGGTGAAAATTCATTAGGTAAAAGAGTACAAGAACTGCAAAAAACTACTAAGAACCCATTTTTAATTAAACTTACTCCTAATGTAGCTACTATTGTAGGAGATCCTGATACAGTAAGTATGAGGTCTATTGGTGGTGAGTTATTTAATGAAGATGATTTATATGTTGGCTTTTTAGATTTATTTAATAAACCTGAAAACAGACAGTTAGCTAAAGACTTAGTTGATTACTTCTATATTAATGGTGGTAGTCAGAAAGCTAGAGAGTTTTCTAAATATATTCCAACTGGGTTTATGGTTGCTAGTGGTTATGCAGATAGTTTAAGAAGTGCTAACTTATTTAACCTATCAAATATTCTAGGTTCACCTCAAATGTTTTTACAGAACTACATCAGAAACAATCCTAGTAAAGCACCTCAACTTAATAGAGGAGATTATACTATGAGTCCTGATGGTAAAGTCACTGTTACTAGTGACCAATTTACATATGTACCTAAAAATGGTGTTGATGTTGGTGTTAGTACAGCAATACCTTATGTTTCAATACCAGAAGTAAAAGTAAATCCAGATGATAGTATTAAAGTAACTATAAGACTTTACATGTATGATGACCAAGGTAGTTATGTAGAAATTCCTAGATTGGGATTTACAACATCAAACTATTCAGGTACAGAGTATGGTAGTAGATATTCTGCTATAGATTCTAATGCTGTAAAACAAAGAGTTCAAAATCCTAATACAGTGCAAGAACCTGTTAGGCAAGAAGCTAGTTCAGATCCTGTTATTCCAAATAGTATTAAAGTAGCTGCTAATGACTTTGAAGCACTAAACATTAATAAGGTTAATAACAAAGAAGATGTTAAAGTAACACTATCTATTATTAATAACAGTACATCAAAAGCATTATTAGACTTACTTGATAAAATAGGTAGCTTAACTTTAGAAGCTACTCCAGGTAATTCTTCATATAAAGCAGGTAGAATTACAATAGATAGTAGAATTAAAGATCCATCTGTACTACAAACTAAAGTATTGCATGAAGTTACACATGCTGTAACATCTGAAATAATTAATAAAATACTATTAAACCCTAATAACCCTAACTTTGAAGGATTATCTGAATCTCAAAAGTTAGCTTACATGAGGTTAAATAAAACATTTACTACATTAAGACAATCTGTAATTGATGGTAGAGTACCTGGATTAAACAAAGAAGGATTAGAATTATTTGAAGCTAAAATAGATGCCCTTAAAAAAGGTCAAAAAGGAATTGACTTTACACCAGATGATGTTGAGTATAATCCATATTTAAATCTTAAAGAATTTTTAGCAGAAGCATTTTCTAATACTACTTTTCAAAAGCAATTAGATGCTATGAAATTTACTGAAGACAGATCAATGCTTCAGAAGTTGTTAGAAGATATTGCAAACTTCTTAAATAAATTTGTAGCTGACTACAATAAAGATAATGTACTTGCTTCTGTACTATATGATGGGTTTACACTAGCTGGTGGTAATGAAGTAAATATTTATTTTAAATCTGGTGAAAATAGAATACTATCTAATTTAAATTTAAATTCTTTTACAGGTAAAGATGGTAAAAGATATGCTTCTGTAGAACATGCATACCAATCTTGGAAATCAGGATCATTTGATGAATCAACATATACATCTCCTAATTGGGTATTTAATGGTGGAGATAATTATAAAGTATCTGGTAATAAAGGTACTAAAACAGAAAACAATTGGAATCTAGATTTAATGAAAGGTCTTATTAGACAATCATTAGATCAAAACCCAAATGCTAAACAAGCATTACTTAATACAGGAGATAAAATACTTACTCATAACCAAGATAATACTATTTGGAAAAATGCTTTTCCTCAGATATTAATGGAATTAAGAAAAGAGTATTATGATGCAGGATTATCTGGTGTTAACAATCCAAGTGATTATGTTAATCACTCTGGTGGTGCTGTAGGTTCTGATGAATCTTGGGATATTATAGGTAGACAATTTGGTGTAACACAGCATAAGCATTACAGAGAACCAGGTGCATTAAAGCTAGACTCAGCTGAACTTGATAGTAGAGGTATTAAACCTGTAAATGTATCTGAAGCTTTATACAATGAAGGTATTCAAAAATCTACTAGAGCAGCTCAACAAATGTATGGGTTAAAAGGTCAGATAAAAATGAATTACATTATTCGTAATTGGGCACAAGTTAAAAATGCTGACTCTATATATGCAATAGGTGTAATTCTTAAACCTGGTAATAGACTTAATACAAAAGATGATAGAATAGCTTTAGTACCACAAGTAAAAGGAGGTACAGGATATGCAGTACAGATGGCTATTAATGAAGGTAAGCCTGTATATGTATATGATGGCACAAAGAATGGGTGGTTTAAATATGATTACAATATAAAAGATTTTGTACCTACAAGTATACCAACACTTACTAAAAACTTTGCTGGTATAGGCTCAAGAAAATCTCAAGATTGGAATAAAGATTTACAAGCTATTAGAGATGTTTATGCTAATACTTTTAAAGTACAGCAAGATACTTCTACAAATACTGGAGGTAATCCAAAAGGAGAGAAAATTGCTGATGGTATGTATGTAAACCAACAAGGACTATCTCCACAAGAAGAACTTGAATTATTTGAACTTGTTAGACCAATTTTAGAGCAACAAGCTGTAAAAAGTAATAAAGGTAAATCAGCTCCTAAAATGGCTGGATTAAATTTAAATTGGGATTATGTAAGTAATAGAAGAGGGCAACAGACAAGAATAAATGTTGGAGAAACATTAAAACCTAATGATACTTATGGTTGGTTTACACAATCTGCTAATGGTCAAGAGTTATATCCAATTACTGGTAGAATGATAGAGTTAATGAGTAAAGCTACTGGTATAGATGTTAGTAATTATGATGGTTCTATTATAAATATATATGATTCTAATAGTTTTATTGGTAACCATCCTGATATTGATGAAAGTAAGACAGCAGAAAAATATCCTGTTGTTGTTGTTAATATAGGAGGTCCAGGAAATATTGTATTAGGTAATAAAAAAGTTGATTTAAATTCAGGAGCAGGTTATGTATTTGGATTTGAAGGTAAAAATAGAACTATACCTCATTCTACTTATGCAGCACCTATTAAAGGTACATTACCATCTATAACAACAAGTATGGATGGTGAGACATTAGCAGCTGGTTCTTATAGAGTTTCAATTACTATGAGAAGAGTTATGCCTTTAGAGCAAGGTATGCCTAGTAAACCAAATACAGTTAATACCATATCTAAAACTCAACCTGTTGAAACTAGTACTGAAGAAATTCAACAAAACTTAGCTGAACCTACACCTCAACCTCAGAAGAGTACATTTACATATAAAAATAAAACTATAGAAACTGAGTTTAAACTAACAAATGGTCAAGTAAATGCAATAGAAAGACTTACTGATTTTGCATTAGGTAACACTAAAACAATTACATTGCAAGGAGCTGCTGGTACAGGTAAAACATCTGTTATAGGTTACTTACAAAAGTTCCTAGGTGACAACTATAACTTTATTTATATGGCACCTACACATGCAGCAACTGCTGAGTTAGCAACTGCTACAGTTAAGTCAGGTAATAGAGATTTACCTATGACTGTACAATCTGCATTTAATAAAAGACAGAATCAAGATACTGGTGAGTGGGAATATGGTACTACTAAAAAGTTAAATAATAAATTAGAGTATACAGATAATATTATTGTAATAGATGAAGTATCTATGTTAGCTGATAAAGACTACAACATAATACTAGATGCTATTAAAAAGAAACAGATTCAAGTTATCTTTATGGGTGACATACTTCAGATACCTGAAGTTGATACTAATAATCCAGAAAGAAAAAGTGTATCAAAAGCATTTTCTGCTAATGAGCAAGTATTACTTACTGAAGTAAAAAGAACTGATGATAATGATATACTTACAATCTTAACAGAACTTAGAAACAACCCAACAAGTTTAATACCAGTAATACCAAATAGTAATAGATTACAGTATTTAGACCAAGGAGAGTTTGATAATCAAATAGTAGAAACTATTAGAATAGAACCTGAAGAAACTGTACTACTTAGCTATACAAATAATGGTGTTAAAGACAGTAATAGAAAATTAAGAAGAGCATTAGGTAGAGTTGGTAATCTACAAGAAAATGATATTATAGTTGGTTTTTCAGGTTACAAGTCTAAGCAAATTGAAAAAGGAAACATTGCTAATAGTGTTAGATACACTGTAGAAAATGTTGAAAAAGATGGTAGTAATTATATTATAACAGCAAAATCTCAAAAGCTAAAGGCTTTAGAAGATTTAGGTGTAAAGAATGTAAATGAATATGCAGTAGGTACATACAAACAATTATCAGCAAATGATTCTTTAGTATTTGAAGACCTTACTAATGAAGACCTTGAAAAAAACAATAGAGATGTTTCAGAAATATTAAAACTAGTTTATGATACTAAGCAAGCTGCTGTAGCTAGAAGAATTAGATGGAATGTATATGATGCTGCTTTAGCTAAAGCATCTATGTATTTTGAAAATGTTAATTTAGGTAGTGACTATGTTTATAATCCAAATACAAATAGAATGGAGTTATACAACTATATAGTTCATGGTGACATACTTAAAAACTTTGCAGAGTTAAAAGTAGAAAAAGGTATTGACTATGGTCATGCTATTACTATACATAAATCTCAAGGTAGTACAATCAAGAATGTATTTTTTGATGCTAGTACTTTACCTCAAGGAACATCTTCTAAATTAATACAGAATGGTAATCAAATAAGTACTGAGAAGCATTCTTTAATCTATGTAGCTCTATCAAGAGCATCTAATATGTTAGTAATTAATAAATCAAATATTAGTAATTTCTATACATTGAACAAAGATTCTAGAAACACAACAGATAATTCAATATCTTTGCCAAAAGATTTAGGTATGGACAATCTTGAATTTATGAAAGATTTAGATAAACAAGAAAGAGCTGCATATCGTAAATTATTTAATGATGGCACTTTTAAAGTAAAATGTAATGGGTAAAACTTGTAGGGTAATTTCAAATGATGATATTTTTAATTCTTTAGAAGAATTAATGCATCAACATGTAGCAACTGTATTGAGGACTAGATTTGAGATGGCTAAAGAGGCTGGTACTGCTGATAGAATGTTAACTTTTCTTATTGATAGATACAAAAAGCACAAGAATAGACAGCCAGAAGATAGAATATTTGATAACTACAAAGATGCTAGAGACTATTTTTTAAATACAAGACAAAACTATGACCTTGTAAACCCACCTAGAAAGATTGTAGGTAGTGGTAGCTATGCAGTGTATTCATACTCAGGTATGCAATATGCTAATATTATCAGTCAGTTATCAGAAAAACTTGATGAAGAACTAAGCTACTATGAAGAAAAAACTATAGAAGAAATTAGAACTAAGCAAAAAGAAGCTAATGAAATCTTTAATGATGAAGGTGAATTATATGCTCCTGATGGTGACATTGACTATTCTGTTAGTATAGAATCACAATATGACTTTGTACTTAAAAGAAAAAAGGAAGAGATGACTAACCTTGACAGGTTAATTGCTTTAGAAAAGTCTAAAAGAAATACTGAGAATGTTGAGAAATTAACTAAGGCTAAAGAAAGATTAGAGGAAGATATTAAAAAACTAATTGATACTCCTAACTTTTCTGATATAATGAATATAGCATCTGATGATTTAGAAGAGATAAATACTATTTTAGATAAAGATATGCTATCACCACAAGATCTAGTTATTGTAAAAAACAAACTTGAGTTTTGGTTGAGTGATAAATTTAGAGATGCTTTTTTTACTAGTGCAGATAAGATTAATGAAGTACCTAGTTATAAAGCTTTTTTAGTTAAAAAAGGAGAGTTTGATAGAAAGAGAGTTCAATGGGAAGACTTAGCTTCTGCTTACATGAATAGTGTTATTAAAGATGTTACTAATAATAACTATACAGTAGAAGAGCTTAAGATAATGAAAAAACAATTACTAGAGATTAATATTGGTCAAGGTCAGATGAGAGATTTATCTACTGACTCTAATATCTTTATTCAAGTAATTGATACTAAAATGAAAGAAGCTAGTGAATTTGCTAGACAAGAGGTACTTACTTTTCAAAAGAAATTAACTGAAGAAACAGAAGCTTTAATAAAAAGAGCAGGTACTAATAATCCTAAGAAATTATATGAACTGTTTTTACAATTAGATTCTAAAGGCAACTGGTCTGGTGGTGTTGTAAATAGATTTTCTCAAAAGTTTTTTGATGCTAGACAAGCAATACAAGTTACAGATTGGTCAGATACTGAGAAAGTAAAAGCTAAATACAAATGGTTAAAAGAAAACACAATTACTTTTGACCCTCGTAAACTATTTTATGAAGATTACCTAGAAATGGAAGAAGGTAATCGTCCAGCATTATTTGATGAAGAGTCTAGAGAAGCTCATATACAAGAACTTAAAAGAGAACTTGGTGAAAGAGGCTTTGCTAATTACTTTGAAAAACAAAAGAAAGTATTTGAAGATTTCAAAGAAAGATATAATGAGCTTAAAAATACTACAGAAGGTACAGAAGAAGAAGTTAAAGCTGCTTTAGATGCATGGAAAAAAGAATGGTCTCCATTCTACTACCTTGATAAAACAACAGGTGCTAATGTAAGTGCTGGTAAATTTTTAGGTTATAATTATATTGTAAGTGTACCTAGAAGATTTAAAAGAGATGGTGAGCCTACTGGTTGGTATGATAAAAACTTTGATAGAATTGAAGCAGACCCTGATTATTTAAAATACTATGAATTCTTAACAGATTCTCTACAGAAGTTTAAAGCATACTACCCATCAGATAATGAGTTACAAACAAATTACTTACCTGAGCTTAGAGAAACCCAAGTATTAAAACAATTCTTTACTAATCCATTAGCATTAAAATCTAATCTATATGATTTCTTTATAGACCAGACAGCAGAAAATGAGATATTCCAAGATCAAACAGATTCTATGGGTAATCTTATTAGAATATTACCTGCACATATGATGTCTAATAATATGTCAAAACTAAGTGCAATAGAAAAAAGAATACTTGTTGATGAAGCAGTTAAGAAAATACCTGATACTACTAGTGTAGAGTTTAAAGCTTTATTGCAACAAATGCAGTATGATGCAATACAAAAGAAACTTAAAGAAAAATCTTTTGATTTATTTAAAGTATTATCAGCACATGCTGTAACAGCAGAAACTTACAAACATAAAACTAGAACAGAAGATTTTCTTAGAATAGCAAAAGACTTTGTTTATAATGCAGAAAGAATAAATGTAACTGCTAATGGACAAACAAGTTCTTCTATCATGGGTTTCAATACACAAAAAGATGGTTTAAGAAATCTAATTAATGCTTTTGATTATGCTGTAGATTCTTGGTATGGTTTAAATAAAAATAAAAAACCGGGTAAACTAGTAGCTAAAGATTTAGAATCTAAAAAGAAAATAGAAGACTATGAAGCCAGTTTAAAACAGTTAAAAGAGTCAGAGCAAGATGACGAAACTGTAAAAAAAATCAAGGCTATTGAAGAAAATATTAGATCATTACAAAAAATATTTATCACTTCAAATGCTTCAGACTCTGTGCTTAAATATATCCATATAAAGTCTATGGGTTGGAATCCATTCTCTGCAGTAACTAACTTAGGTTTTGGTTTTATATCTAACTATACACATGCAGCAGGTGAGCAAGACTTTACTTCTGAAGAACTTAATAAAGCATATGCTTATTTACTAAACAATGTTTTCAGAGCAACAAGAGCTGTTAATATGAAAACTGCAGTTAAGATAAGCCAGCTTATGATGGAGTATGGTGTAGTTGGAGATATTAGAGAAGGTACTGGTAGTCATGCTATTAAAGGTATTAAAGAAAAATTTAAAATTCTATTACCTTATGAAATGACTAGTAGAGCAGAGTTTGTTAACCAAGGTTCTACATTTATAGCAATGATGCTTAATACAAAAAATATTAAAGATTTAGCTAATAATGACAGAACTCTATTTGATGCTTACACATTAGATGCTGATAATAACCTTATATGGAATGAAGCTGAATTTGGTCCACAAGAAGCATGGCAATCTTTAGGTAAAAATAAAACTGCTTTTAAATTAAAAGTAGAAGCTGTTAAAAAGATTATTCATGGTAACTATGACCCTAATAGTCCTGTTGCAATTAAAAAGACAGCTTTAGGTAGAGCACTAATGATGTTTAGAAACTGGGTAGCTGAAGGTTTTGCTAACAGGTTTGAATCTGAATATGAAAATATTAAGTTAGGTAGACAAGTAAAAGGTAGATATAATTCTTTTTATAATGCTAAAACAAAAGAAGGTGAACCTGTTGGTATTGGTAGGTCAATAAGCTTAACTTTACAAGAGATGGCTAGAATATTTACAAAAGGAATGTATAATTCTAAAGGTGTTAATGCTCTTACAGATGTAGATAAAGCTAACCTCAAGAAAAATGCCATGGAGTTAAATATTTATTTATCTATACTAGCATTGACTATGTTACTTAAATATATGAAAGATGATGATGATGAAGAAGATGCTATGTTTTTAACTTTTATGATTAATAATCTTAATAGACTTCAAACTGATATAACTTTCTATACTAGTCCATTATCTTTTGAAAAACTACAAAGAAATAGTATTCCTGCTTTTGGATTTATTACTGATATTGCTAGATTAAATAAAGCTGCTTACAAATATATTATGGGTAGAGATGGTGAAAATGGCTCTACTACTTTTTTAGAATCTTTCTTTAGAGTCTTTCCTATGGGATTTGCTTACTACAGAACAGAAGCTCTTTTAGAAGAAGTACAAGAATAAAAAAGGGGCATTTAAGCCCCTTCTATTTTAGTCTATTGAAACTCCATAATCATTTAGTAACTCATGGAGCATATCTCTAGCATCCTGGTAAGCAGCAGCTGATTTATCATCTAAAGTAGGATCATACTTAAGTTTACTTCTTAGCTTTTGGTTTAAATCCCAAAGAACAGCTTTATAATCTGATGCATGTACTGCATCATGAAAATCTGTTTGTTCTTCAGGTAAAGTAAATGTTATAGTAGCTTTTGCCATATTAATAAATTTTATAAAACCATTTAACAATTTTAGGAACTCTAGCTAATTGCTCATATGCTCTTTTACAATTGTTATCTAAATTAATATGTAAATTTCTTAATCTTACATTTTCAGCTTTTAATTCCATTACTTGCTTAGAGTATTCCTTAATTTTAACATTAAGTTCTTCTAGCATTCTTTCATTAGCACTAAGACCATTCTGTAATGAAATAATCTGAGATACTTTCTCATTAATCAATTCAGATTGTCTATCAATTACTGGTGATGTTACATTAACATCTGCTACTAATCCATCTACTTGAGGTTTACGTGACCTTCTTCTAGGTTTGTTTTCCATTGCTTATTTATTTGTTTGTTGTTTATAAAGTTGTTATTTCACATGCACCACCTGCACAAGCAGCTTGGTCTACTAAGTTAGTAATATCATCTTCTTCTGTAACCAAAGATAAATCAATAGATGTCAGTTGACCTACAAGATTGTTGTACTGAGCTTCAGTAATATCTTCAAAAGGTGCTTGACTATAGCTACCACCATCAAATGGAAGACAGCTTAATCCATTATAAAATTCTTTGTTATTCCACATCCATTCTCCAACTACTTCCCATTCATCAAGTTTTACATAAGAATCTTCATGACTTGCATACATTCTATTCTTATCAATAGAAATAGTAGCAGATACATTGTGTGTATTATCACCATGAATATGTCCTGGTTTAATCCAATCCATAGATACTTTCTTAACTCTTTCTAATGTATCAATAGCAGTCTCAGTTCTTATTACAGAACCAGCAGGTGCTTTAATAGGAATCTCAACTACTGCAGAATTAGGAATTAATAAATGGTCTTTAACTAAACTAGGATGATTAGCAGCTAAATACTTGTATAAATCTTCTGACTTAGACATTTGCATTCTTCTAATATAGAAATCATTATGCCAAGCATGGATACCTGATGCAGTACCTAATACACAGCTTGTAGTACCTGAAGGTTTAACACAAGTAATTCTAGCTGCTCTATTGATACCTATAGTCTGGCATAACTCAATATTAGTAAGCTCAGCTTCATTAGCTGCTTGAGTAAGGTCATATTTAAATACTTCCATACTAGCAATACCTGTCATACCAATACCAACAAGAGCATCTTTTTCAGTAGTCTTTTTCCAAATAGGTCTTAGATAATGAAAGTCAGTAAATCCTGCTTGCAAAGTACCAAAGAATGCTGCTGCAATAACTCTAGAGTTTAAGTCATCCTGTGATGTAACATCAGAAACATTAACCTCACATAGATTACAGAACTGATAAGGTCTTAATGCAATCTCACAACAAGGGTTAGTACCCCAATCTGGGTTATTAGTAAAGTAAATACCAGGTTCACCAGCATAACTAAGTTCTATTTTTCTCCATAAGTCTAAGAAAAACTCTTTAGTTATTCTGTGTCTTACAAGTACAGCAGAGTTATTAGCTCTACCTCTTTGTGGATTAAGTTCCCACCAATTACCAAACTTACAAGTTAGCATTGATTCATCATCAGCACTAAAAAGGCTAATCAAAGCTGCTCTACGGATACCACCTGCAAGAACTGCATCTGCAATATGACAAACTATATCATGAACTTCAACAGAAGATAGTTTTTCACCATTCTGTTTTCTGTCAAGTATTTGTTCTAATTCAAATAAGCATTTCTTAAGTGGCTCAGGTCCTGGTGCTTTACCACCAGCAGTAATTAATCTTGCACCTTTGTGTCTAATATCACTAAAGTCAAATCTAGGTTTAGTATTTCTAAAACCAAGATAACTTCCAATCATATGTTTAACAGCATCAGCCCAACCTTCAATACTATCACCTACTAAGAACTTCTGTTCTTTAACAGGTTTATTAATTTCAGGTAGTTTCTCAATGTGTTTAAACTGTACAGAGTAACCTACTCCTGTACCACCAAGTAGTAAGAACATAATCTCACCAAAAGCTCTATAATCATCAATAGGTAAATAGCAACAATTGTAGATTCTAGCTTCATTCTTTTGAATAGCACCACCTGCAAACTGCAATGCTCTCATAGATGGTAATACCTTCTTATCAAAGATAAACTGACCATAATTCATAATATCATTAGCAAGAGCAGGGTATTTATCTACCATCATCTGTAAGTATCTTACAATGATTTCATTATATGTTTCTCGTCTTTTTTGTTGTGGTAAGTATTTTGCATACTTATTAAAGACTACCACGTTAGATAGTGTTTCTAATCCAATTTCCATTTTTAAATTTTTTAGGGGTGGCAAATATAATAATAAAACCCACACACCAAACATTTGATTGTCTGATGTGTGGGTATTTTTTATTATTACAAGCTCATTGGTATATTGATAGGCAGTTTACCATTCAAGATAACTGCACAAGCAACAACTGGCTTTCTGGTATTCTGTTTGCCATAAGCAAAAGCATACTTCTCATGGTCAATTCCACAACCTACTGAAACACCAAATATTAGGTCTTTGTATGACGCTAAATATCTGACATTACATACAGTATGTAAGTGACCAATAACTGTAGATTGTCTGTTTTCTCTAGCAGCATTAATTGCCGCTAATTCACCAGATAATCCAGTACCATGTTGATAAATTACTCCATTAATTTCATGTGTAAAATCCCACTGCCATGTAGAAGGACTTTGTAATAACTCTTGATAAGTCTTTAACCAAGTCTTAGGTAAGCCTGCTGTAAAAGCTTTTCTAAATGGTAATGCATCATGATTTCCAATGCAAACTTTTACATTAGGAAATGTGTAATACCATTCTTTCATTTTTAACAGAGCTAAGTTAAACTCATCTCCTGCTGACATACCTTCAGGGTCTTTCTCATGATAACTAACAGCATGGTTATCAACTGCATCACCAATGTGAACTACAGTACCACAATCATACTCTTCTTGTACTGACCTACAGAATGCCATATACCCTTCAAGAGTAAATGGTTCATGTGGGTCACCAATAACCAGAACATTATCTGGATTTCCATCCAAATAAGGTTCTAGTTTTGTGGCTGTACTTTTAACTGTACTACGATATAATTCTTTAGCTAATCTGATTATTTCAATATTTTCTTCACCAGTTAATTCACTGACAATTTCCAAAGATTTCTTTAAGTAACCAGGCTTAGCACAGAAAAACTCATATACAAAATTAATCCTTGCATTATTGTTTTTAGCCATATTTTTTTATTTATACAAATATAAGAATATCTTATATAACCTCTTGTTCATTATCTACTTTATACTTAATAAAATAGGTTTCTTCTTCTATAGAAGGTATAGATGATAACTCAGCATCTTGAGGTAAACTCATACCAATCTGCTTCTCAATCTCAAATCTCCGCCAGTCTTTCTTATACAGAACACCAGAAGGACCAAAATTATCAGAAGATGTAGCAGAATAAAAATCAAGAATCTTCTTTTTATCTTCTGTTCTAAACTTAGAATAAGAACCACTATCAAATAAAGCTAATGTCTTTAAGCACTCAAAAGGTATTTCATAAATCAACATAACAGAAACTTTATCAAAATCTACATATGAATGAAAACAAGGGTTTTTCTTCATTCTAGATATATAAGCTTCAAAACCTGCAATTGGACTATATTTATACAAAACAAATACATGTTGAGTTAATTCAGGAAACTCTTCGCAATACCTAAAAGCATTTATAAAATTACATTTAGGAAAGAACTCATCTTCCTTAAAATCAGTAATCTTACCATTTCTAGGTGTCACCAGTGGCAATAGATATGCAACTGTTTTAGTTTTAATCTTTTTAATTTCATCTAATGTCATACTACAAGATTATTTACATCTAAGATAATAGGTTCTTCCTCACCAAAATACTCCCCATCCATAATCTTTAGACATTTATAATTCTGATAGAATTTCTCAATGCCCTTGTATTCACCATATTGATTAACATATTCTTCAAAAACTGTAGTTCTTAAAGATTCTGCATCATCAATATTAGCAAGAAGTTTAGTAGCAAAAGCTTTACCTTTACCTTCTAAGCCTTTTATATTATCTACTGAGTCTCCAATAATCATGGATTGCCAGAAATATAAATCAGCTTCTTGTTCACTAGTTGTAACCCATTCATTAGTTTTGTAATTGTAGTGAGTTCCTTCTAGTTGTAGTAAATCTTTGTCTATTGCACATATAAATGAATTATCAAGCTTAATTCTCAACATATTAACTACATCATCAGCTTCTATACCATGTAAAGGTATAAATCCCCAATGATCTACCATATGCTGTTTTGCCTCCTTGTAAAAGGGAAGAGGCTCCCTGTCTTTTCTATTAGCTTTGTATTCAGGATATGCATCATATCTAAATTGTGCTCTAGTATATCCTACATACCCTAAATACTTAGTTGCTTTAGTGTTAATTAGTATAGAACTAATCAAACTATCAATAGATTGTTTAATAACCTCTAAAGGCTTCTCATAGGTTTTATTATCACTGTCCCAGTGGGCTATAAAAACTATAGAGTCAGCATCAATTAAGGCTATATTTTCTGAGTGTAATTCCATGTTCTAGTAGTTTTTTAATAATGCGATAAAAGTCTTCCTTCCTAAGAACTACAACTTCTTCACCTTCTTTTTTATGAAAAACCACATTTACATAAACATCTCTTTCTGGAACCATTTTAGGAATAGCAGATTCCATGTCATCTAAAACAGTAAATACATTCAAGCCAGTTTTTACAGCTTTACACTGTATATTATATGGAATACCATTGATATCTATCTTAGCATCATCCATAATTTTACTTGTAGCTCTAGTAGTTGCTGCTGTAGCAAAACCTAAATCTTTCAATTCCTTAACAACTTTCCTCTCATAATTATGACCTATCCTCCTAACATTGGGTCTAGCCTTTGATTTCTCAGAAGATAGTTCATTCTTATTTTTAATCTTACGTCTATTTGGTTCTCTCATCTTGTTTATTATTAGTAAGAACATTAATGATATCATTAAATGCTTCTACTTTACCTTCATAGAATCTAATTGTTAAAGGATCCTGGTCAAGAGTATCCAACTCAGTGGCTACTCTATCACAGGCATCTCTCTTTTTATAAATGACTTGAAGGATTGTTTCTGTTAACTTATCCATAAGCCATTAGCTTATACTGTTCCTACAACAGCATCAACATCAGCATTATAAGTTGCTGTTTCAACTACTGGTGCTTCGACTTCGGTAAAATTTTCCACCTTATTAATGATAAAATCAAACACAGGATTGATAACATAATCAACACTAGTTTTTGTTGGTTTAGCAAAACCAAATTTAATTAGTACATCACGCATTTCTTTAATGCTAATACCAAAATGGTCAGCCATTGTTTTTGCATCTGTTCTGTATGCTCTCATTGCTGCTACTTCTTTTTGAGAGATATTTATAATTGTTACTTCTGTGTTCATATTAAATAATCTTTTAAATTGTTTACTAATTTTTTTGTTTGATCATATCCCTTCATGGATATGTAATCGGAAATATCTTTAATATTATCAGGGATAACTAAAGATTTTATACCAAATTGTGCAGAGAATTTTTTCATTGCATTTAAACCTACTTCATCGTTATCATAGTTTATTATGATATTTGGAAACCTCATTGATAGTAGTTGAAATTGATTCTCATTCAAGAAAATGTTCTCACTTTGTGGTGCTATGCTATTATAACCATATACTCGCCAAACCATACAATCTTTCAAAGACTTCGTAATTATTAATTCTTTGTTTTGTTTATTTAAACTTTGTTTATCTAATTGATTGTAACCACTAAATACATTCCTTGGTATATTACTTATCCATTTATTTTGCCTGTCAGCAAATGGTCTAAGTATCTTTCTCATTCCATTACCATGCTCATAACTATAAGCAGGGTCATTTGCACTCTCTGAATATACATTTAGCAACTCATTATTCTTAACGCTAATCCAGTAGTCTGTTACTGGAACAACATTATAAAAGTTTAAAAGGTCTTTGTCTATGTGGTACTTATTCCAATAAGTGTCATACTCTTTCCAATCTCTCTTTTTTATTCTAATAATGGTAGTTTGCCTATTATGTTTGTCAGGTAGTCCTAAATAATTTAAAGATGGTATTATTTCTTTGTTTTGAACTTTCTTAATAAATCCAAAGTCATTTGCAATTACTTTTAATACTTCGTGATAAGTTAGGTCTTCATTAAATTTTTGTCTCATGTAATATTGTACATATGCAAAACAATTGTAACTTTCATTAGTACCAAAGTCTTTGTAATAGAGACCATTTGGATAAGCTTTAATGCTGCAAGATGGATATTTATCCATTCTTAAATCTGAGCAGAATGGTTTATTAAGGTCTATAAAGTTCTTACAATAGAATCTAAAAATTTGGTACTCAGAAACATTCCTGAGTACCATATCCTTAGTTAAATGAATAACGTCTACACCTCCAAAATTAGAACTGTAAGCCATCATTACCTCCTGTTGCAAAGAAATCATTATCAGGTAGCTTTACCAGTTTTTTGATATCAGTATCAGGATTGAATGTCATCTTAGTTACAGCTACCACAGGGTATTCTGCACCATCTTGAATTGCTTCTGCAAATTCTGGATAACCAATAACAGATCTAACACCTGTTGAGCCATCTTGTTTAAGATATTCTTCACCACGGAATTTAATTCTTAATGAATTACCAGATAATGTGTTGTTATACACTTCACCTAGTGCTTCAATGCTATCAGCTTTAGCTGCAAGATAATCTGTATCTTTTACAATCTTAGTAAAGATGTGTCTGATTTTCTTGTAAGTAGATTCTGATGCTTTTTCTGATAAATAGAAACGCAAATCTGTTGCTGAATCTGGTTCACCACCTACTAAGTGCATAGAAAATGTAATAGTAGGATTACCATTAGCATTAAGTTCACCCTTAACAGACTTAATTGTTACTTCGTGAATACCTGGTCTAATATACTTAGGTTTATTGATTTCTGGAGTGTCTTGTCCACCGAACATAATTTTAAAATTTAGTTATTGTTATTTAAATACTTTATCCCAACTCGCTACAAGATTCCCATCTATAGACTCAGTTAAAATAATTTCTTGATTTTTTAGATGGTCTGGTCTAGCACCACAAGTAATCTCATCAGATGTTTTGAAATTCAAAATAACTTGATTACCTTTTCTGCTTAGTAAACCAATAGCATCTGCTTTAGCACAAACTAAAGCCTTAATTTTACCTGTAAGATCCAAATCTACAGCAGATACTTCTTTACCTGCTACTTCAATATTTTTATCTTTCAAGTGACCTAGTAGAATAATACTACCATCATCAGGCACTAATGTCTCAATGTAATCTAGAATCTTAAAGAAAGCTTCTCTAAGATATAAATAACCTGCACCATTAGGTAGTTTAAGTACATTATCACCTGCAAATGTTTTACCCATAGGAGTATCCATATACAAAGATTTAGCATAACCTAAACACAATTCCTCCAAAGCAGTTACAGTATCTACTGCAATATACTTGTAAGGTTTTCCAGCTTTAACAATCTCAGCACCAACCTCTTTAAGAGTTTGAAGACTATCAATTTTAAGCTTCATTGCATCAACATAATCAGAACCCTTCTCAAAGTCTAGCAAAAGGCAATCATCTAATAAAGCCAAAGCTGAGGTTTTCCCAGCTTTAGGCTTTGAATAGATAACCAACCTTTTAGGATTAGCTCTAGTAGCTAACACCTTTTTAGTTGGTAGTTCAATCATAATTTAACTGCAAGTTCTAGTATGCGTTCTACTAATACTGGATACAATCCAGGATACTGACTCTTAACTAAGTCAATGTTAGTACCACCAATAATAATTGGAGTTCTCTGACCATCTCTAGTTTGCAAATCTGTCTTTGGAACAACAGTAGTTAAATCCAATACTTTGCAAAGAGTATTAATAGCATCAATAGCTTCGTGTCTTGTATCACAAGGGAATCTACCTGCTTTAATCTCATTTACATAAGCAATGTACTCTGCTTTCATCTCATCATTTGGGTCTGTAGCTGGTTTAGCTTCAACCACTTCTTCAAAACTTACTGTTTCTTCTGTCATTTTTCTTGTTTTTGTTGTTGTTAATAGTAACCTCTACCATTTGAGAGGTGGTTGCTGTAATAAGCATCTTTTTCATCAATGTAGTTAAAGCATTCTAGACAATAGCTTTGCTGCATTCCTGTATCCCACATAGTATCTTTGTGAGAACATGGTGTTAGTTTATCCATGAATAAATCTAACTGCTTAATGTTATCTGCTTTGTTATCAATTTTAACTACATCAGCAGGTTCAAAAGTTTGATTATACTGTTTTTCTTCTTCTTCTAGTGTATTTCTTTCATCCATATAATCTAGAAGCATGTGTTCAACAGGAAAATCATAACCAGCATATTCTGCCATTGTTAAATCACGTTCTTCAATTAATTCTATAACATAGTCAAATGCTTTAGTATAAGCATAAATATGTTTAGGATTATTGAGATAGTGCTTGCTCTTTTTAAAGCCTTCATATAACGCTTCATAAAGCTCTGACTTTGGTTCCGCAGGTTTACTCCCATAGGTAACTGTAGGTCTTGTATACAAAAAGCGTTTATCAGAATTACTAATGATATCACAAATTACATTGTAGCAAGTTGTAACATCTTTAATAGACACATACTCAGTAGATGTATGAGGATTGTAATAACCACAAGAAATATTAAAGCAAGCAATGCCTACATTTCTTTTAGATAAACAACCAGCATCAGTTGCAATACCTACACACTCTTTGTAATTATAGTCTTTAAGAACAGGTGCCACAAATGTACTAAATTCTTCTCCAAATAGTTGCACACCATTTGAATAATTTATGAAATCTGAGTTATTTTTTCTGTCAGCCTGACCTATAAACATACAATCATCAAAGAATGATAAATCACAAGCACTAGAACCTATGCAACCTACTTCTTCTGCTACAAAGAATACAACTTTCATATAGTCATAATCTTCAAGCAGTTGTAAACACATAAATACTCCTACTAGGTCATCACCACCTGTACCTACTTGATTTGGACCATTGAATGCTAGTAAATAATCACCATTTTGAAATATGGTTTTATGCTCAGCATACTTATGTACTTGATCTAAATGACTTACTATACATGGATAAAGATCAGCTTTACCTCTAGTAACATAAATATTACCATGTGTGTCATTTTCTATTTTTAATTTACGTTTCAGCTTTAGATTTAAAGCTTCTAAATAGGCACTTAATGTAGGAACTATCTGTTCCTGTTCTTTTCTAGACTCTGATTGCCATCCTAGAACCTCTATTAATAATTTTTCGTTAAACATTGTGTTAAAATATAATGTGTTGTTCTTGTTGACCATCTATTATTATGTCATTAATTTGATTTAATATTACTTGTATTTCAGGACTAGCAGCATCCATAAGTCTAGCTATATTAGCATTTGGAGTATAAGCAGCTATTTGTTCATGTATTCCTGCTCCTGTTACTACAATATTAACTGGGCCATGATTTAATGTACCAACTTCATTTAAAGCAGCTATAGTATAAGGATTTTCTTCTACTTCTTGCTCTGCATCTAAATCCTCCTCTAGTTCTAAATCATCATTATCTAAATCATCATCATCCCAATTAAAATCAAAATCTCTATCAATATCAGAATCACCAGCTTGCGGTGTATCAGAATCATCTAATGTTACTGTATCAACTTTAAGAGTTGGATCTATACCATAGCCTGTATTGACAAATCTCCTATCATATACTTTACCATTATCATAGTAAACTTCATTGTTATCAACAAGTTCACCAGATAATTCACAAGCAGTAAAGAAATTTAAAGCATTTACAGATGCTTGTTTAGTAAATGCATTTATAAACTGAAAGTTATCTATATAAGGAACATCAAAATTACTACTAATATTAGATTGTTGTGCTACAGCTACTTGATATTTAACAGCATCACTTTGCTTATCAATTGCAGAAGGTAACCAATCTAAATCTACTTTATAGTTATCATCATATTGCTTAGTCCAATTACCTGGACCCATAGTAAGTAAGTTTTTAGTACTATAAGGTTTTCTATGCTCATAGATATTTTTAATACCATTTTCTTTAGCATATCTATGGAATAAAGTAATAATCTTAGTATCTACAGTATAAATCCTATCCATAAATACAGTACCATCAGTTGTAGTAACTAATAATGCTCTAGCCATAATACTATCTGTTTGACCTGCTTTCATAATAAGCAATCTAAATTTAGAATTCTTAGCATAAAACTTTATAACATGGCTTTTACTACTATCACGCATACAAGAATTACCTAGCTCACCAGACATTTTAAAATAACTATCTTTATCATAATATTTTATAATATCATCACCACTAACTATTGAAAATAGATTAGAGTCAAAACATGTTAGCATTTTATTAAACTCTATATAAGCATTAATAGTAGCTTCAGTTATTTCTGGAAGATGGTCTTTAAAGAATTTACCTATACCCATAGTTCTGCGTAAAGAAAGTGCTTCTTCACTAATTCCATTAGCAACAGCATAAGCATATTTTTCTTTAGTTACATAAACAATGTTATTTTCATTTATCTCCTTAAAATAGTATATCTCACCTACTTCATTTATAGCACTATAAAAACGATGATTATTAATACTAGGTACCATTCTATGTAATTCTGAAAATAAAGAACTTTTACTAACTCTAATTTTATGCTCATGACGATTTAAAGGTAAATTACCTACATACATAGCAGCTGAAATTACAATTTGACCATCAGGATTTTGATATATTGTATAGTCTAATTCTAGTTTTTCACAGATTGTATAGCCTTTACTTTTCATAACACAAAAAGATATAGTATTCATAGCATCATCTCTATATCTATCAGTGCTTCTAACATAACATTGAGTTTCACTAGTTGATACTAAAATACTTCTTCTTCTGTCAACAAAAGCTATATTTGAATCTATATAACCTATATTACTAATCTCATACCAATCTAAATCTGTAATTGTTAACTGTAATACTTTAGTATCATTATTGTAAATCAATCCAGCTTTAAATCTTCTAGCTTTAGATTGTTTAATTAGGAAAATCAGTTCTTTTGGAAATTGTACTTTTGTGTCACCTTGATGATTTGTTAATATTATTTTTCCCATATTAAAAAATATAAAAGCCCCTACCTTTTACAGCAGGGGCTTAAATTGTTTATTATTAGTTCTGACTAGTAACAAATAGTAATGCTAGATTACCATAAGATTCAGTATCAGTTGTTGTAGCAACCCAATGACCATCCTTTAAAGTTACATAGTAACGTGTTGGTGATTTCTTCTGACCTCTTACTTTGTTGTACAAAGCACAGATAGTATCAGCATCAGGTACTTGTGGCAATTCTGGTTCATGTAAATTAACTTCATCATGGTCAGTATCAGGCACATAAGCATCTACTACATTTCTAATGAAATCATTAACACCACCATCTTCTAGTAAGTCAAAAATCATAGTTGCTTTACCAGCAGCATACTCTTCTCTTCTAATCCAGTTGATATCAAATCTATCACTACCTGTTGTTAAATACATACCTTCCTCCATATCACAGATATTAGGAGATACTGAAAAATTCAATTGTTCTGCAAATGCAATACAAGCTTTTGCTACATTGATGTCGTCTACATAAAAGATTTCTCTTGTCATTTTAATTTGTTTTTAAATTTGTTGATTGTAATAATTGTTTATTTCTAATGAGTCTGGTTCAGGTAATTCAAAGAATTTACCAGATTCAGGTTTAACATAAAGACCTTTTGCAATACCATCTCTTGATAATCTGTTTTTGATTATCTTAAGCATAAGCATTTTGTCTTTAAGTTTACTAAGGTCATAGCCAAGACTTGTATCCATATCTAATTTATAAGGACACATTAGACCTAAAACTATGTCAGCATCTTGATAAGGATTAGTGGTATCTTTAAAATCTCCTTGTGAAGGAGACAGATCTACACCCTTAAATTTTTGACGGTCTACTGAAGATAAACCTTGGTTAAATTGTTGAAGTATAATGGGTGTAAATCCAAAAATATTCCGCAAAATTACAAAGTACTCACTCATCTTATCCATCACTTCCTTAGTTTGAAATCCTCTTTCTTTTTTCAATAAGTATAAATGGTCTAAAGCTACTATATTATAAGCATATGGGTTATTTGGTTTATAACCACATATTCTTTGTTTAATATTACCTTCATGATCCTTATACTCTTCATACTGGATTTCACCATGAAGACTTGCAAATTTCCACAGCTCATTAAAAATACCAGTTGGATTAGTAGACTCAAATCTAAAATGAATCTTGTCTGCCATCTCCTCTACCATTGTTATGATAGGTTCTATAACTGCTACTTCTTGAGGTGTTAATCTAAAGTCTCCAAGACCTTTAATCTTTTCTGGTGGTATTACTACTCCATGTAATTGATAAGCAAAAGATGATACCCAATTGCACATCTTAGTTAGCTTGTCAATCTCAAAGGAATAATAAAAGACATTGCATTCAATATTATTATCACTAGCAGACTTTATAGCATTCCTGACTATATAATCCAACAGAGTTGTCTTATAAGTACCTGAAGAACCACCTATTAGATAGTAGGTTCCACGTTGAACACCAAAAGTGTACTTGTTTAAATCTTTAAATCCATTGGCTAAACCTTGAAATTTCCCTTCCAGACCTTCATTAATTCTTTTTGTTAAAATACTCATACTCTTTCCACCCTTTCTTGAGTGTCTTGAATATCCAAATCAGCATATTTATCCCAGGTTTGTTGATTAAACCAGGTTCTAATATCTTGAAAGAATGCTTCATTATTACCTTTCTTCCTAAGAAGAATCTCATTCTGAAGACCTTTCATCATTTTAGCACCTATGTTAACATCTTGCCTTTGATAAATTCTGTACTTAGTCAAGCAATGTTTCCCATCACCAGAATCAATGCTCTTAGCTTTCAGTACACGATTACCTATCTTATGAGGATATAAATCATATACTCTTACAAAGAGCATGGTAGCATCATCTGCTTTGGGAAACATTAATTGTTCACAATGGCTTGTTAAGTCACCATCTGTGTTCATCAAACCTAGCTCAAATAAAGTTTCTATATCTAAATCATTAGCTAGATTATATTTCTTGCATTGCAAATAGGCATACTCCACAGGAGTAATACCTAAATTTGCAGCTTCATCAGTATCAATTGTCAATATCATTTTGTAGTTTGTCTAATAATTCATCCTCATCTAAATCTGCTAATTGTACTAAACATTTTGACAATAGAACTATAGAATTACATTCTTTTTCTCTCATCTCTATGTCTGGTGAACCATTTAGCATACATTCAATATACTTATTATGAAAGAATATAAGTAAATCAGCAGCACTTGGTGCTATAAATAGAATAAAATCTTTTTCTAAACTACTTGAATCTTTACCTGATGAGAAAAATGCTATTGCATCATCTTTAGTAATAAAAATTGTCATTACATCTTTATTCTCTTTAACTTCATTAAGAACATCATAAAAATCTTCTTTACCATCTTTAAAGTTTTCAGAATAATCTGTAATAGCATCTAATCCTACTAATACTTCAATTTTATCTGTACCCATTGTTTCTGTATAATATTGAATACTCATCTTGCTCAACAATTCTTTCATTAATAAGTTCTTCAATAATTATAAGTGGTACATCTTCATCATATACTTCATGTACTAGGTCTCTAACTTTTAATGGAGAATTACTCCATATTCCAGGATAGATAGCTTGTACACAGTTGATACAGAAAACAATTTCATCTTTTTCTAAAGTACTTGTCATAAGTTTTTTGAATTTAAATAAGTTATCTTTTGTTTATCTAGGTTCTCAGAACATTTAGTCCACCATACCTCATCTTGAGTGCCTACAGCAACTAATACCCAAATAGTAGCTTCATGGTCAGGTCTCCACCTAACAATTCTACCTGTCTGTTGTATTAAGTTTCTTTCAACACTATTAATCTGAATGATAATAGCAGAATCTAAGTCTGGAATATTCTCACCTTCATTTAAAGCTTTTACACAACTGAGTTGCTGAATATCTTTATTTCGCAGCTGCTTTAAAGCTTTATCTGAGGATTTTGAATGAAAAGTGTCTGAACATATCTCTTCAGCTTGAGCTATAGAATGACAAAAGAACAAAGCTCTTTCACCAACCATATACTTATCTTTAATTAGTTTGGCAACATCCATTTTGGATTTAAGATTCCCAAGAAATCGTTGTCTTGCTAATTGTGCAAACATAGCAGCTTTTGCTCTGCCACCATATTTATGTTGCAATATCAATTTAGATAGATACTGATAATGGCTATACTCAGTAGTCATAAAGGGTTTATCCTTTGTACCTGCTGTTATATACTTATCAATACTATTTAATTGAATTTCCACTAGATTGATTTTATAGGGTGCAACTACACTATCCTCAACTGCTGAATCAAGCCTGTACTCATATACTACTGGACAGTGTATTTTGAGTAACATCTTTTTAATTTCATCTGTAGGGGGAGTAGCTGACAAGCCTAGTATCCTAGTGGATACATTTTGCATAAAGAACTTACTGTTACTTTCAGTAATGTTATGCAATTCATCAAGTATTACTAAATCATAATTCTCATCAAAGATTTTATTAATGGATACATAACAATATCTATCAAGATACTTGTAGTATTTTGTCATCTTCCATTTCTTAAATTCTTCTAGCCAATTATGGTCTCGTAAACTCTCTGTTGGTACAATTAAGCATATCTTAGGTTTCTTGACTTTTAAGGTCTTAATTATGTAGTCTATAGCAAGTAATGCCACCTTACTCTTTCCAGAGCCTGTAGCCATAGCTAATGCACCTACACATTTATTATCTACCCAAGTTTGTAATGCTTCATCTTGTATTTCACTTTTCTTATTTTGAGCCATTGATTCTGTCTAAGCATCTTTGTTGTAATATCTCAAAGATATTTACAAAAGTACTATTAGGTTTTTTGGTTGCATACCCATTAGCAAAATACAATTCTTCAGAACAGAAGTGTAATAAATCTAAAGCATTACCTTTTCTAATACTAACTTCCATAATCTCAAATGATTCTCCTGAACCTGGATAAGCATCATCAACAGGATATAATATTTCTGGTTCTCCTTCATCATATATACCTGATATCTCAAGTTCTACATCATGGTCAATTTCAATAATTACTGTGTCTCTTGTCATAATTTCTTATTTCTTAAGTGTCGTTGTTTAGTTCTACAATGTTTACTGTGATCTTTTTTAAACCCACATATAGGGCATTTAGAGTTTTCGTTGATTAGTTTACCATATCTAGATACACCACTCATTTTTTGGTTCTCGACAATTTCAAATTCTACTATAGGATTAGATGCTATTCTAGCTTCAATGTTATCAAATGTAAATTCAAGTTCACGAATATAGTCTACATCATCATAGTGTAATGAAACACCTTTTGCTTCTCCATTTTCAGTATAAGAAATCATCCAACCATGCTCTGATTTGATTAGTTCTCCTTTCATTTTATACGTCTAAGGTTTATTTCTATGTTTTCCATCATCCATTTAGCACCTTCAATAAAATTTTCTATTGCTGCTTCTTTTTCTAAAGGTTTAATATAATTAAAATAATTTATATCAACATGCTTTTCAGCAGCTTTTTCAATAAATTTATTAATATTCATTTTACCAATTACTTGGTCTGAATGAGATTCTGTTTTATTTACTAAATCATCCCATTCTTCTTTTGTTTTATTTGATTTTAGATTTCCCATTTTGTATCTTTTTATATTGTTCAAACCATTCTTCAAAGCTATTTGTTTTAATCCAAGATGTTTTGTTTCCACCTCTAAATGCTTCTTTTAAATCTTCCTTACTATACATTCCATCAGTTAGCATTTTAACATAATCTCTCATTATAACTACTGTATCATCTGAATAATGCTTATCATAAAATTCTTTTGCTGTTGTTTCTTGTTTAGGTTCTTCTAATGGACCACAATCACAATAATCTGTATGCCCACAATAGCATTTAATTTGTTTAGGTTTTTCTTGTTCTACCATTTGTCTAAGTCTATGTTTGTTGGTCTAATTAATTTCTGTCTAGCTTCTTTCTTAACAAGAGGATTCCTATAAGTACCTTGTTTAAAGACACTAACAGGTTTCCTCTTCCACCCACTTAAAGATTTTCTTTTATAGTGTGGGTGGTCAAAGTCAGGGTTACAGCTAAGTAAAAATACTAATAGAATTAAGATTAAGAATTTCATAAAGTAAATTTCTTTATTTCAAATTCTTATTTTGTACTAGATTTTTAGTACTAATCCATTCTCAGGTTCAAATTCAATTGCTTTGATAATCATATTCTTTTTTGTATTGAAGTAAGTATTTAGATTCATACCTACACCAATATATGGACCACCTGCTGGATCTATAAACTCAATTTTAGAACCATCTTCATTGAATCCACTTCTTGAATATTGATAACCAGACATTTTAACTGTATTGTTATCAAGTTTTTCAAACACTATTGTATCTCCTTGTCTATTGTAATAATCTACTTTCATCTTTTTTTGTTAGTTTTAGTTAATAAATTTACGAATTACATTACCATTCTCATACTTGATAATCTTAAATCCTGGTGTGTTTAAAGTTGTTGGTAATCCCATAATATCATACACTTTATATTGTAATGAGTATGGATAGTATACACAGATTATTGTGTATTCATGTCTCACACCATTAAAATCATACTCTACTAATCTATAGTAATTATTACCTTCATAAGGTTTATCATCTATAGCTTTGTAGTTTAGTGCTCTTGTAGAGTTACCACTAGCTTTAACTCTACTAACTTCTTTAAAGTTAATAGCATCACTAGATTTCTCAATTACAAAGTAATCAGAACTTGTTTCAGTTGCTGTAGTCCAGCATAGGTTAATTAAACCATTTTGTGTTTCACCTTGAAAACTCAATAGTTCAATTACTAAAGGAATATCTACAAACCAATAAGGGCATATAGCATTAAATCCTTGACAAAATCTACCAACAGCAGTAGCTGTTAGAGTCCATGTATAAGTGTGTCCTTCTAAAATTTGAAAGGAATAACCTTCATCAATAAATTGACAAGTGGTGTTATCATATAATCCCGTATACAAAAAATTAACATTTGTACAAGAAAGTACACTATAACCACTGTTAATATAAATGAAGTTATCAGCCACACTAGTAAATGTGAAAGAATAGGTAATAGAATTAGAAGCAGGAACAATACTATAACAATATTGGTTGTTTCTAAGAAATTCATAAGAGTCTGGTACATAGCTTATTTCTTTTAGCAATAATGTTGATGTGTCACAGGCAGAATTTAATCTGAGGTTACTATCAAACAGGCTATCTTCAATCTTTCTAAAACCTTGTCCTTGTAATGATAATGAAGATACAATCAGCATTAAAATTATATAAGGGTACATAATGTTACAAAGATACGGAATTATTTATCCCAATAATCTGCTATCTTACAGTCTACTACAATAGGTACAGATTTAATAACTTCTTGAGCAGATTCTACCATTAATTTATCTAGTTCTAACTTCCACCATTCACATAAATCTTCAGGACATTCTGTTTGTATCTCGTCATAAACTGATAGTAATATGTTGATAGGCAATGCTCTAGCATCAATAAACCTTTGTACTTTAACTAATGCTGATTTAATAATATCACCATTGGTGCCTTGAATAGGAGTATTCTTACCTGCTCTTTCAATCTCACCTTGTCTAATAAAGTTTTCTTTATTGTCATAACCAGCAAACCATCTAATTCTACCATAAGGTTGACCACTTTTGATATAACCTCTAGCTTTAGCTAGTTCACCTAATACATTAAGAAACTTTTCTACATCAGGTACTACTTTAAAGAATTTCTTGATAATCTTATCAGCTTCACCAACAGGAATTTGCATAGTATCTGCAAGTTTAAACTTTGACATACCATAAGCAAGACCAAAATTGATAGTTTTCTGAATATCTCTGTAAGCTACACCTTTCTTAAATGGTGTTTCTTGTTTAACATCAGTAATAGGTATATCAAATGTTGCTGCACATAGTACAGAATGCAAATCTTGACCATCATTAAAAGCATTAACCCATAATGGATCTTTGCTAAACTCTGCTATGATTCTTAATTCCATACCACTATAGTCACCACCAACTATCTTATAACCTTGTTGAGGTATAAAACAATTTCTAATCTGTTTACCAAGTTCACCTTTAGATGGAATTTGATTTAGATTAGGTTCACTAACTGATATTCTGCCTGTAGATAGAATTTGCCATACATCATAATGGATTCTACCTGTGTTTCTATTAACAAACTTTAGAAACTCTTTACCAAATGCTGATTCTAATTTACTATATCTATTATAGTTAATCAATTCTTTAACTAATGGATGTTTATCCTTGTTAATTTGTAAGAATCTATCACCAGTACTGTCAGTATCAAATCCTAAGTCTTTTAATATGTTTAGTTTTTGCAATGGGCTACCCCAGTTAATACCTAGCTCTCTTGTTTCATACTCAAATAAACTAGTTTGTACATACTTTGGTATATACTTGTTTAGTTTTGGTTCTGATTTAAGAATGCTATCTAATTTACCTTCAATCTCAAGAGTACCTTTTCCTGTAATCTCTGCTATCTCTAACCATTTAGTCTTGTTAATAGATATACCAGTATATTCCATTCTAGCAAATACTCTTGTTACTTGATTCTCAAGTCTAACTACATTTTCTAAGTTGTATTTTTTAACTTGCTCCATCTGTTTATCCATAATCTGTTTAAGATATGTAACATCATCAGCACAGTATTTTACAACTCTTGTAGTTAATCCTTCTCTATGTATTCCACCTCTAATAGATTTATCTAGTACTGCACCACAATATTTCATTGCTAGTGCATCTAATCCTAGTTTTCTATCTTCTAATCCTGTAGTTAATATACACTCTACTAGAAATGTATCATATACATTCCTAATATTAATACCTAACTTCAAAAAGAACTTTAAGTCAAACTTAGCATTCTGCAATATAAATAGCCTATTACTCTCAAGTATTGGTTTAAAATACATAGGGTCAATAGTCTTGTTATCAATAACAAATTGATCATTCTCTGTACCAAATTGCTGAGTTAATAAACTGCAAGTATGTGGATCAAGACCTGTAGTTTCAGTATCTAATTCAATTACTCCACACTCTGCTATTTTATTGTATGCTTCTTCTTTACTAATGATAGTATAAGTATCACTCTTAAAGAGTTCCTGATTCGTTGTTATTAGGTAAACCATTTTTATCTATTTCATGTTGTAGATACCATATTGCTTTCTTTAAGTCTTCAATTCTATCTCCTTTAGCACCTGCTCTAGCAATATACTTTACAGCATTACCTAAACAAAATCCAAGTTCCCAAGCATCAATTACTTTAATAGCTTCATAAGGATTGCCTTTACCTTTATAGTGATTTGGATGATTTACATTATCCACACATTCAGTTTTCCATTGTTTATAGTAATCTATCATCAGAATATCTCCTCTATTATACCTAATACTTCTGCAATACCAAAAGCAATTGCTGCTGATACTAACATATTACATCCTAAAAATGTACATGCACCAAATCTAATCATAGATTTCATAAAACTAATAGTTTGATGTATTCTTGGATTAGGTAGTTCATTTAACTTTTCTCTATCTTTTATATTTATGATTTTATTTTTCATAACCATCTTTTTTGAGCTTTGTTTATTATTTCTAAAATCTCTTCTTGAGATTCTCTTACTCTATATGGAGAAGCTGTTGTTTCTACTGATGTACAATTAGGCAATGGATACAAACTAACAATATGATTTATGTTAATGTTTATATAATTAGCATTATTTTGCAAATGTAATTTAATAAATATATTTTTCATAATTCATTTAGTTGTTTTAATATTGTTTCTTTGTTTTCAATAGCAAACCAATACATGTTTACATTATCACTATAGTTAGTACTCCAACCTGGAGAATACTCTTGTAATTTATCATGCTTAATTAGTTTTCTAGATATTGTACTATCTGTAGTAATTACTATAATTGAACACTCTTGGTATACAACGTATAGTTTCTGTGAATAACTATTAATAGTTATAAACAGTAATAATGTTAATATTGCTTTCATATTTTATCTATTGTTGGTGGGTAAAACTCTACACAGTAAACTCTAAATTTATCTGTGTATGTATTATCCCAATTGTTACCATTTGTACAACATTCATATTCATAATAACCTTCATAATCACTAGGATATTTAGAATTATATGGTATAAATGCTATAAATTTACCTGAGTTTCTTTCATCAGCACCGCAATAATTATCTAATGCTTTTCTCATATTGTCAAATGAGTCTGCAGAAATTACTGGAAACTTTTCATCAAAGTCACAAGCTATATAAATTGCTCTAACTTTTATCATATTAAAAAATATATCTTATTGTTGTTAAATCAAAGAACTCAGCATATAATGCTTTAAATTCTTTTAATAGTCTTGTTTTGTGTTCTAATGGATATCTCATTACTCCTGATGCATTCTTAACTTCAGAACTATATCTCATAATCTCTCTAGCTTCATCAGTAGTTTTAGCCATTTGATTAGGATGATTAGTAAGAGCTATAATCTCACATTTATTCTCACCTGCCATCTGTTTAACTTCAGCAAATAAATAAGCATATGCTTCAGTCCAACTTGGATAGAATATCAATGGACTATAGTTAATATGTACTTCCCAACCTAAATCTTTAAGCCTATTGATGTCTTGTATTCTATCAGATATTTTTTGCATATTAGGTTCTAGTATATCTGAGAATCTCTGTGGCATTAAACTAACTCTAACTCTAGGTTTTTTAATAAAATGATTAACATCTAGCTTTAATAATCCTGGATATTTAGTAGCCATTGTAGTATTTAATCTAGGATGGTCATCATATCTTTTAAGATAGTCTAATAGTGGTTCAGGCATATGCTTTTGCATTAATACCAAATCACTATTACAAGCTATATCTACCATAGTATACACAGGATCTTGTTGGTCTGGTACTTTAGTATATGATTTCTCCCATTCTACAACAGAATTAAATACATCATCTACATTGCTGTTTACAAATACTCTAGTATCATTGTGTCTAGACATATAACAATATGTATTAACACAACCACCAAAGCAACCATATATAACATTAGGTGCTATACAATTAGCACTGTTGTCATTAGGTTTAGTTACTAATGTTTTAGTTTTTTGTATCTTAATCATAATTTCTTTTTAGCGTTGTTTACAATTTCAAATACTTTATATGATTCAAGTTCTGCCCATGTAATAAGTTCTTCTTCATCACTATGTAAATCAAAGCTCATGTGCATAAGCTCATGCATGATGAGTCCAAAGGTTTCAATGTCAGTATTACATCTGCTTAAATTGATAAATACAAAATGCTCATTAGAATTTGGAATAATATTGCACCATCCTGCAATGTATGCAGATTCAGTTGTATTATTATGCTTTTCACAATCTGCAAGATTAAGTCCATGCATTTCTGTAACATTATAATGTGTGAATATATCACAAGGATTATAACTCATTAATAGAGTATATAATGCAAATTTAATTTCTATCATGTTTAAGTTTTAATATTGTTAAAAATATAATTAAACAGAGCGTGCTTGGAAACTTAATCCACTACACTATATGCTTCTCTGTAAAATTATATTAGGACCATCACAGTTATGATGGACTCCACCAACTAATCCCCATTAGTGTGGAGGTAATGGGAGTCGAACCCATGTCTCAAAATAAATTTCAATTGTTTTCTACAAGTTTATCTAGATACCTACTAGCAGGTTTTAACAGTCTTACAACTATCAGATAGATTGTGGATTCTATTATCCTCTATATGCCTTTAGAACAAGGTTTTTGTACTTAATTAGACAAGCTCAAGTACAGGAGCTTCAACATCATTAAATGATGCTACAAGGTCTGCGATGGCAGATTTACCAACTACGTCAGCAATCTTACCTGTTTCAATAGTGTTTCCAGCTATTATTATCTACTAATATTTAAAGTCCTCACATTATTAGACAAGGGACTACTTGCTTACATACTTACTCTTTGTATTCTGATCAATACCATGATACCCCCAATTTTAACACTCTATTTTATCCAACTACAAGTGTTATGGCTGTCCTTGATTTAATCAAGTTAGGAATAAACTACTGAGCTAATCACAACTAGTAAGCTCTTTTGGTGCAGATAGTTAATCTGAATAGAACTTTGTCCTATTAGCAATCTCATATGGCCATCACACCATTTCTCATCATTCAGAGCTGAACTATCTGTTGTATGTTACAGAACGTGTAGTCAGAACAGGATTTGCACCTGCTATTTCCTAATGATTAGGTGTCATATCTAAAATGACCTCCTGACTATTTGTGTTCCCACTAGGAATCGAACCTAGATTGATGGTTTAGAAAACCATTGTTCTATCCGTTGAACTATGGAAACAATGTGTAAAATTAAAAAATAAATATTAGAAAGCCATATAAAAACTAACATTTATTTTGTCGATGTAAAACTGTTTAGTTTTATGTTTAAAATAGGTTATATGGTTTTTTTAGTAAAATCTTAATGCCAATAGAAAAAGTAACCACTTTCATCTTTATAATGGTATATTGAATATACAATTCCATTATCTCTTAACATCCATCCATCATATACTTTAAAGTATTTTCTAGTATTATAAGTATTAATAATATAATCAGCTGCTTCTTTTGTAATAGCTAAAATTAATATTGAAGTACAAATACTATCTGCATCTAAATAATAATTAACAATTACATCAGAATGAGGATAGCGTTCTAAATAAAATCTACCCTGTGGTGAATGTTTATATTCAATACCTTCAAACTTAAAATCATTGTAAAGTTCTTTTCCTGTTTTATTTAAGCTTACTTGTGAATTTGCTGTCAATGTAATCATTAAAACAGCAGCAATCAATAAATTTTTCATGTTAATTTAGGGATTAGAGATTAAAAATAAAAATAAAAATGGGGGCTTTTACACCCCCATTAAAGCAACAACTCTTTGTTTAATTATCCACCAATTTCAGCACGAAGTGCTTCTAAAGCAGATACATTGTTGTTAACTGGTGCTTCTGCCATAATTTCATGGCCTTTGCTTTTGAATGCAGCTTTCACTGTTGATTCATAAGCAGGAGAGTCAGTGTCTCCAAATACTATTGTAGTATATGTTGATACTGTTTTAGTGCTACCATCAGATGCTGTAATGTCGTAAGCTACAACCTCTCTGGTTTCAATAGAACCAGCGAACCATCCACCAAGTGAAGGATTATTTGCATTGAAAATTGGATCTGCATAACCTGCATCCATTTTGTTTAAATAGCTATTCTCATAGCAATTGATTTTAACTGTTTTAGACTGACTTGCTGGCAATAACATTTTCCCAAAAGGGGTATCTACATGTTTTACCTCGCTAAAAGCTACTGTTTTATAGCTTCTGTTGTTTCTGTCTTGTTTTACTTCTGACTCAGATGTTTTTACAATAGTGTTCATAATTTTACTTGTTTTTGTTTTTGTTAAATTGTTTGTTGTTGTTTTTCGATTGTTGCTTTTCTTTTATAGACTTTATAGCTAGTCTAATATTATTTATATCAGTTTGACATTGATTAAACATAGGCATATTACCATTGTTTATATAATAATCGCTCCACATGAAATTCATTTGGAGATTCTTATGGAGAATATCAATCTCCGTCATGTCGTAAGAATTCCATCTTACAGGCATAGTGAATGTAGTCATAGTTTTTTAATTAAAGTGAATAAATGATTTGCTTGTGAGTTAAAGTCTAAATTTTCATTGTAAGCTTTAACTCTTGTTAACTTCATTGGTTTAGAAATAAATGTACTTTCTGATTTTTTAGTAACCAAAGAGCTAATTTTAAGCCTAAGAAATTCATAAGGTGTTTGCATAAATACAAAAGATTAGAGTTACTAATAGATACAATATTGATATTGTAGCAAGTGGATGCCTTCTAATTAATCTTGTCATAGAGTTACAATAAATTGGTTTTTACGTTTAACAATCTTAAAATTACTTGATGTTACAGCATCAATAAATTGACGTTTTAATATTTCTTCATTTTGTTTGTGTAATAAGACATAATAATGTTGCCTTATAGCACTTAAGCTTCTATGAAGCTTTTTAGCAGCTAAATTAAGACCATATTCCAATATATATTGGTTATTTTGATCTATGATTTTCATTAGTTCTTTGTCTTCTTTTTCAGACCATGAACTTTTACTTAGAGTTTTCCTCATTGTTATCAATTAAAGGGTTAATAATATGAGCAGTATATTCTGGTTGCTCATCCAGTTCATCTTGTTTTGGAATCAGTACTATTTCAACAATACGGCTATCATATTTATCAATAATATTCATAGCTTGAATACTTGACATATTATAAACCTTTTGTTTAACAGGCACTGATGGAACGTAGACAAAATAACTATTGCCTACGTTCACAATCTCGCCAATATACATTAGTGTCTACCAGGTAAAGCTTTAATACCACGACAACCATGTCCAACAAGACCATTTTTTTTAGCGTGTTTTCTCGCCTTGCGATTTTTCTTGTGTTTCTTTTTTTTAGGTTTGCCATCGTTAAGCTCATAAGAGCTTTTTATTTCGTAAGTTTCAGCAGAAACATTAGCAGTAAAAACTACTAGGACGATAAGGAAAAATAAATTTTTCATCTTGTTTAGTTTTAAAGGGTTAGTTAAAAATTAAATTAAAAATCCAAATGTATTTCATCTGGAGGTGGTGGCAATTCGTTATCATTATTTAAATTGTGTAAATCCCATGTACCTGGAAACATGCTTCTAGACAATGCTTTAATTTGTTTCTCAGCAATATCTATATCAGTTAAGCATTTAAGCACCATACCTTTTTGCTTATATTCAAAGTATTTGGTATAAATTTCAGACATCATTCTATTTAAATTCATTTGAGTTGTTACATCAAACTCAAAAGAATAGTATTTACTGCCTTTTTTAAATTTACCATTCTTATCATAAGAATCTCTTCCTTGAAAGACTGTAATACCTTTGTCTTTGTGTTCACCTACATCAAGTTTAGTTGCATAAGTCATTTTAACTCTTATACCACTATCAGTAAGAGTAGTTTTACAATTTGGAGGGAGTTTTACTTGTAACATTTTTTAGTTTTTTTTAAAAGTGAATAAAAAAATAAAGCCTTTTGTCTTCATGCTTAGGAATACGTCGGATATCACGACCTTTCTATTATATTTTACCATCTAAATTGGACATCTTCATCCCAATAATCTTCTTCAGTAAGAAGTTCTTGGATTTCTTGTTCAGCAAAGTTTGCTTCAATTCCTGATTGATATTTAATTTCAACAGGATTACTATCAATTAAAAACTCGTAGTAATTAATTATAGCTAATACACTTGCACTTGGAATAACGCTATTATCCATTAAATTGGTAAAGCGTTTACTAGTTTGAGCCATTGCTTCTAATCTTGTCATATTTTAATAAGATTATCATTGTGAGTAATATATTCTGTACCATCATCATCCCTGACAATAGTATAATCATCTGTAGATTTTACAATACTACAGAATACTTTGTGTAATGCATCGTAATACATTTATATAGATTTAATTAATTACAAATAAAAAATGCGTGGTAGTTATATTACCACTAGGTTAATGTCTTGTAACCTATACAATGCAAACTACGATGAGTTTGTCTAATCAGCGGCCAATATAACTGTTTATGGTTAGTGTTCCACGTGCCTTTTGCGCTAAACTGTCACTACTCAGTATTATTATAACCTGTGCACAAGTTATAACTGCTATGTTCTTTAATCTGCAAAAAAACATTGTCTATGTAATTCATTGAATTCTTTTTGCATTTCAAGAAATTTACATAGAATCTGATCTTTTAATGTTTGACCAAAAGACTCAAATTCATCAATAGTAGAAGTTAATTGCTTAACTCCCCATGTGTAATCACCTAAATAAACAACCTGCTTAATCTGATTATGTTCTGGTTTTCTAGGATTAGAAGGAAACCAAGTCAGATTATCTTTAGCTGTTCCTACAGGTACACCACAATATAATATTGTGTAGTTTCTGTCTATAGTAAGATCATTGTTTATTTCTAACACTGTTCCTTTTGTTATTTCTGCGTGCATTGTATATAAGTTTAGTTAGTTACGAAAGAAAATATTTACATTTAGTTGTAATTTGCACAATGGTCATGGATATAAATCCCCATTATTATACTATTAACAGTTTTGAGTTTTACCTCACTGAAAGCATACTAAACAGTGTACGTAATATTTAGTACTCTAAGTGTTCATCTTTCTGTTAAATATTCGTATAACACGCTTACAAATTACAACTAAGTGTAAAGATTATTAACAATGTAGGTGGACGTTTTCATCTCCTAATTGATTGTTAAATAATATTATTTGCCCATCTGCACTCAGTTGTAATCCGCACAACATAAAACTTACTCATCGCTATGCAGTGATTGCTGCCTTATAAGCTACATTAGTAAGCTGAGTTCTTGTTGATACTACTTAAGAATTACAACTGCTCACCCTTTGGAAACTGATTAATAACTATGGTAGAGTTCCAACTTATCCTTAGCAATATACTAGTAAATGATTAACTAGTGCTTACCTTCAGTATCTCCCCTATTTTCCCAACTTCATTATTAATCAGTGTAGTTTCATATCTTAAATGTATTTGTATTTCTACAGCCTATATTTCTTCAGCCAACCATTTAAGATATTATACTACGTGAGTTGTGGTGCATTAACAAATTTGGAAGCTTATGGTTTACCAACCTATAGTTTTAATATCTCCTTATCCATAGTCCATCTTCAAAATCCCAAATAGATTTATCAATAAGCACTATTATTTTTTTATCTTTATCATGCCTTTCAATGTATTGACTTAATTCACTATAAGTTTTTACATTACTAGCAAAATTATCATCAAAGTTAAATGAATGTGGTATCATGATTTCTAGTATTAAAAGGTTAAACAAAAAATACAATGCATTGAGTATAGCTGTATAGCCTCCCACCTCAACACATTGTATTAATTTACTGCTCTTTTTCCATATCTAGACCTGTAGATACAGTTAAGATTAGAATAATAATGGTATGTAACACCCATATAGGTGAACATTGAATGTTATAGAATGTTT